TTAACTGGGCGGCAGCGTCTCCTAGAGTGCTGCTTGTTCCTGATACCGTTCTTGATGACTATATGTTGGTTGTGTTTGATAAGCGGTATGGCATTCGACGAGCTGTTGATGTTTCCGCCACCTATCAAGCCGTCGAGAACATGGTGCTGCAACGCTCTACTTACTTTAGGGTGGATTTTGGAGACCTGTATTACCGTTTCCGAGATGAAGCCTTTACCGTGGTAGATTTCAGCTAATACTAGCTGTAAGAAGAGTCCTCCCCAGCCAAGGATGGCACCCTCTCTCTCCGTCTCTAAGGAGTGTGAAATATGTCTGCTTCTCGCCAGATATCTATACGGAAAACCATTCCTGCGGGTACGGAAGAAGTTTTCCTACTTCATAAAATCTCTCCACCTATCACGCTTAACCTTATTCCTGGAGATAGTGGGTCTGGGAACGTGTACTATTCTGTATCTCCAGTATCTAATATCAATGCCAACACGGCGTATTGGGCCGAATGGGAACAGGGGGAAGTAACTGGGGTCTCTATTGATTCCATTCTTTCTCCAGTGAATGCTATCAAAGTGTCGGCTATAAATGACGACATGATTGTTGAGTTGTTGGCGTAAATTATTAGTGCGGTGTAGACGATGCCTAGTTTTAACCCAATATTTGCTAGTAGTGTAATTTACGGTGCTAAGGGAGACGCTGGGCCTGCCGGAGCTGATGGAGCTACTGGTGCTACAGGCCCTTCCAGTGTTGCATGGGTCTGGGAAATTGACAACCCGGCCATAGGCGAACATCCTGGATTTAGAGTATTTGACAGCCTAACCGTAAGGCGCATAGATGCTTATGTAATTGGCGCTACTAATGCAGAATTTAACATTGAGGAAAGGTCCGACCCCACTTCTGCTGGTACTAATGTTATGGGTAGCGAATTTACCGCTACCACTACCCCTGCTTTTGTTGATTCTGACCTATCTAATGCTGACATTGCGGCAGGTAATTGGATTTATTTAGATATTTCTGCAATCTCTGATACTCCTACTAAGTTGGTAGTAAGTATTAATTTGAATATAGCTACTAATCTCACGTAAATAGGCGAGAAAGTAAATGTCTGATTTTAACCCTATTTTTGCTAGGCGTGTACTTGCTGGTACTAAAGGAGATACTGGTCCGCAAGGAGCGCAAGGTTTACAAGGTGATACTGGGCCGCAAGGTTTACAAGGCGATACTGGTCCTCAAGGAGCGCAAGGTTTACCAGGCGATACCGGACCTCAGGGGCCTGCCGGGGCTACCGGGGCCACTGGCAGTCATCCTCATTTTTTTCTTTTCGCCAGGATATGACATACTATGACAAACACATATAAGGTACTAGGCCAAAGCAATCCGGCAGCGACAACACTTACGACGCTATATACGGTTCCGGCTTCAACATCGGCAGTTGCGTCTACGATAGCCATTGCAAATTTAGGGGAATCTACTACGGTTAGGGTGGCGGTGCGACCAGGTGGGGCGGCAATAGATAATAAGCATTATTTGGTCTATGACGTATTGCTCAATCAATACGATACTGTTTCTCTGTCTATTGGCATAACGTTAGCAACTACGGATGTCGTCTCTGTTTATGCGGGAACGGCAACAGTGGCATTCAATCTGTTCGGTGTCGAGATTACAGAATGAGCATTACAAGCTATATGGATCGTAATCTCTCGCGTTGGCCGGGAGCGAGAGTACCGTCTATTTGGAAACGTAACCCAACGTGGGCAACATTGCCTTCAGTATCGGGATTGCAGAAACTTGCCGGTCTGTATGCGGTGTTTCCAGAGGCGTCGTTTGTCGCTTTTACTGTTTCTGATGCTTATACGGTAGATTGGGGCGATGGGACGACGGAAAATTTCACAAGCGGAGCTACCGCTTATCATCAGTATTCATTTTCAGATGCGGATTTGGCGAATACTGATGGGCCGGTGACGTTTCAAGATAGCGGGGATATCGTTACACGGACAAATCACGGCTATGCCGATGGTGATGTTGTGGCCTTTGCGACCATAACATCTACAACTGGAATATCTGCAAATGCTCCATATTATGTAATTTCTGCAACGGCCAATACGTTTCAGCTCTCCACCTCTTCTGGCGGGTCAGCTATTACACTTACCACAGATGGCAGTGGAACATTGCTGGCTTATAAGCAGGCCGTTATTGTAATTACCCCGCAAGCGGCTAATAATTTAACGTCGATAAATTTGAATGTAAAACATAATCAGTCAGGGCTAAATCAGTATTCAAGCGGGTGGTTGGATATCTCTGTAGAGGGGGCAAATCTTACTTCGTTAACAGTTAGTACATCGGGAACGCGAAACGTAGAGCATAGATTATTAAAGCAGTTCTCCTTGACTGGCAATAATGGAATTACTTCATTGGGTGGGGCATTTTATAATTGCCGCTCTTTTTCTAATTTAGCGGCTTTATCCGCTACCTCTTGTACTAATTTCTCTTATATGTTCGTTGGCTGTTCTTTATTGGAGTCTGTCCCGCTGTTCAATACCGCCGCGGGAACGAACTTCTCTAATATGTTCAATGGCTGTTATTCTTTGTCTTCTATCCCATTGCTGAACACCGCTTCGGGAACGACTTTCTCTAGTATGTTCAATAACTGTTTTTCTTTGTCTTCTATCCCATTGCTGAACACCGCTTCGGGAACGACTTTCTCTAGTATGTTCAATAACTGTTTTTCTTTGTCTTCTATCCCATTGCTGAATACGGCTTTGGGAACGAACTTCTCTAATATGTTCAATGGCTGTTATTCTTTGTCTTCTATCCCATTGCTGAACACCGCTTCAGGAACGAATTTTTCATATATGTTCGCTAGTTGCTTCTCTTTGGTTTCTGTCCCGCTACTGAATACCGCTGCAGGAACGACTTTTACATTTATGTTCAATGGCTGTTATTCTTTGTATTCTATCCCATTGCTGAATACCGCTTCGGGAACGGATTTCTCTAGAATGTTCGGTAGCTGCTCCTCTTTGACTTCTGTCCCATTGTTGAATACCGCCGCAGGAACGAATTTTTCATATATGTTCCATGGCTGTTATTCTTTGTCTTCTATCCCATTGCTGAACACCGCTTCGGGAACGAATTTTTCATATATGCTCTCTAGCTGTGCCTCTTTGGCTTCTGTCCCATTGCTGAATACGGCTTTGGGAACGAACTTCTCTAGTATGTTCGAATACTGTACCGCTTTGGTTTTTGTCCCGCTACTGAATACCGCGGCAGGAACGAATTTCGCTAGTATGTTCAATGGATGTAATTCATTACAATGGCTTCCTGCTATCAATGTCGGTGCTGCAACTTCTGCATCTTCTTACACTTCTATGTTTGAGGCCTGTTATGGCTTAGAGAGAATTGACGCATCTGGGTTCAAATACACTTTTTCGATTGGTTCCTGTAAGTTGTCAGCGGCAGCTCTCGACGCGCTTTATACCAACCTGGCCACTGTAAGCGGGCAAACTATTACGGTTTCTTCAAATTGGGGAACGGCGGCGGATACTCCGTCTATTGCCACAGACAAAGGATGGACGGTTACGGGGTCATAAATATGGCTTTCTACAAAGTTGATGACAAAGGGGAAGTGCTCTGGGGCCAGACGGTAAGAAGCTCCACTATTACGCTGACGCCAGCCACAAGAAATAACTTCACTTACCCGCAAGAAGGGTGGTATTGGTTTGACAATGAAGATGCGGCTATGCAGGGATTGCCTATTGATGTACTCATACGGAAAAACAGACTTCTTGCGCGCTTACTTAAGTGTCTAGGAAATACCGTGACAACGCAGTTGCTTAATGCGGCGCTTGAGGGGAATGGCGCAGCAAAAAGACTTATCCGCAAACTTCAAATTCATATAACAGATCTTGTCCCTGGGTCGGATTATGTTGCTCAGGTGCTTGCAGTTTGCGCTGCAAAAGGCTGGCTTCCTTCGTCGGATGATGGTGAGTCATAGAGAAGAGCAGGTGACTATTAACGGCAGATATTCGGTGCCAATGTTTACGGCTTCAGGCAATGAATACTATAATGTAAGTTCTATCTATACTATCGCTTAAATAACGCTCTAATAATGGCTATTACAGCAACAGTTAGATACAGTAATGGAGGTACGTCTTCAGAGACGGCATTTACCTTTTCTCCTGCTTCTGACTTTACTGCTGGATCATTTGCAGTTATGTTTGTAGCGGCGGATAACTCTGCTGCTGGCGGAGCATCAAATAATATAACTTCGGTTACTGATTCTTTAGGTAATACTTGGACAAAGTATCAAAGTCCACTGTATGATCCTGAATCGGCAAATCAAGGCATTCAGGGTGGAGTATTCACTACTAGCATGGATGCTGGAACGATAACTACCTCTACGGCAATTAGTGTAAATTTTGGTGACGCTACTACTGCTAAGGTAGTTGTTCTGCATGAAGTCACTCCAACAACTGGATATAGGATAGTCTATTCGTCAAGTGGGAATGGTAATGGAACAACTAATGCAATGTTTAGTGAAATCACAGGAAGCATTACAGCAAACAATATTGTTCTTTGTGTTTGCTTTATGGAAGGTAATTATGACTTAAATGCCGCAGACTCCGACACTGCGAGAGGTAGTTGGAGTTCTCGTACTTCTATAGGAGTTGGGACTGAAGTTTCAGGCGTAAAGTTATCTACACAATATAAAGTGGTAACTGGAACTGGAACCCAGACATTTAATGTCTCTGTTACTTTTTCATGCGATATGACTGGGTCTTGGATAGAACTTAGTGAGGTTCCAGCTTCGGCAGGTCTCATTATTGGCGGTAAAATTAATAGCGGCCTTACTCACGGGCGAATCATACACTGAGGATACGCGCATGGCGCTTACTGCATATCAAAGAGATTCTAAAAACGTATCAGGATTAGCTTTTCAGATAAAAAGGGCTATTCAGGTTCAAGCTTTTGCGGATAGGAATACTGATGCGGCTGCAATGACGTTCTTTGCGAGCGTTTACGCTGGGCGAACAAAGTTTAATGTCGTTACTGCTGCAACTATTGTCTACGATCTGTCTATAGGGACTGGAACAGACTTATCTGTCCTGAAGTTGAGTGCTACTGACGCAGAGGTATCTACATGCGTTACGGCTGCTATGCCTTTGCTGAAAGCATTGCAAGCTAGAGAGGATCTTCCTACTGTAGACTTTAGGTAACCCAAATGTCTGCTTCATACCTAGGCGATTTTCCTATCGGGGCTACGATCTATGTCCCATTTGCGACCTATGACAAGGATGATGGGTCTTCAATTACGATGACTGGATTTGCTACTACAGATGTAAACATCTATAAGAATGGCAACATGACGCAAAGGGCGTCAGCGAACGGAATCACTTTGTTAGATACTGATGGTACTGACATTGACGGGATAACAGGCATTCATGGATTCTCTATAAATACATCTGACAATTCAACTTCAGGGTTTTATACTGGAGGGGCAGACTATTGGGTAATTATCTCTTCAATTACTGCCGATGGAGTTACAGTAAACTTCATTGCTGCCATATTTAGTATTGAAAATAGGCGGGTAGCTGGTGAGCTTCTCTCTACTACCATAGCTACTCTTGCAAGCCAAACGAGCTTTACTTTAACGGCTGGCAGTGCAGACAATAATGCGTATGTAGACTGTCTAGCCGTAGTAAGTGACATTGCTAGCGGAGTGCAAAAGTGTTTCGGGTATGTTTCAGCCTACACAGGTTCAACTAAAACTGTAACGTTGTCGGCTGACCCTGGCATTTTCACAATGGCGGCAGGAGATAATATACGGATTCTATCTCCAGGATCAGTAAGCAATGTCTCTACTTCTGCTAAAGCTGCTGTTGCCGATAAACTATTAGGCAGGAATGTAGCCGGAGGGTCTGATGGCGGTAGGTCAGTTACCCAAGCCTTATACGCTCAACGTAATAAAGTCACTATTACAGGTTCTAGCAATCCATATACTATGACGGTATATGCAACAGACGATTCCACTACTTCCTGGACCGCCTCTGTTACAATCAGTGGAGGCAAGGTTACTGATGTAGACCCAGCGTAATGTTTACTTCTGCTTTCAATCCACTTTCCATTGTACAGCGTCTACTAGAATTAGACGTTGTTTTAGTGGTTGACGATATCTCACAGTATACTTCTTTAGATACTGTGGGCTTAGTTCAAGCCAATATTTTAAGTGGAGTGGCGGACCTTTCTCAGTCTACGTCTGTAGATATAGTAGAAGTAACTCAAGCAAATGTTCTGAGTGTAGTTGCAGATCTAGCGTCATCCTCCACTGTTGACGAAGTTAGTTTAACTCAGAATCGTGTGCTATCTTCAGTGGCGGATTTAACATCCTCCACTTCTATAGATACTGCTAATCTAACTCAAGCAAATACATTAAGCGGGGTTGGGGACATCTCGCAGACATCTACCGTAGATGGAGCATTAGATCTAGTTCAAGCTAGCACGTTAGCCGGTGTGGCGGACCTATCAAGCTCTTCTCAACTTGACACTCTAGTTCTTGTACAAGCTAATATTTTAGGCGGTCTTGAGGATCTTACTTCTTCTCAGCACTTGGATCTTATAAAACTTAGTTTGGGTTTAGCGTTGGAAGTAGATGAGATTGTACAAACTTCTCAACTTGACGCTATTGCGGTTACTCAAGCTAACATACTTTCAGGAGTAGCTGACCTATCTCAGTCCACCCAAATGGACAGTTTAGATTTAGTTCAGTCTAATATTTTGACCGGCTTAGAAGATCTTTCATCTTCTCAAGCTGTCAGTACAGTAGAACTTTCTCAGGCTAACTATCTAAACAATGTCTCTGACTTAAGGTCTCAGACTGTTTTAGAGGCTTCAGAGGTATCTACTCAATACGCTTTAACAGTAGGCAATATCTCGCAAGCTCAAACTATAGATTCTCCTGCTATTATAGGTAGGTCTACTTTGTCAGTAGATAAAATATTCCAAGGCCATTTTCTTGACGTGCTCGGATTGTCTCTTGGTAGTATACTATCTGTAGCCGATTTGGTTCAGGTTCAGAGGCTATCTCAAGCTCAAACCCACTTTATCTCTGACCCTGGGGGCCGGTGGAGAGTGGTACTTAAATCTGGAGCTATCGAGGTTAGCGTAAAGCAGGTCAGAGAGTATGGAGTAATTCCTACTCCTGATAGAGTAGTGATTAAGGCTGGGTGATATGTTATGAACGTTAAGATGCTAGAGACCGTTAAGTGGTTTGGGCAGGTCTATACTAAAGATGAAGTTCGAGTTCTTGACGATACTGCTGGAACTACCTTCTGTAATCACGGTTGGGCTGAAGATGTTAGTGGGGAAGTGGAAACTAAACCTCGTGATATCCATGCCAGTACCTTGCAGGTAAATGATATCGTGCAACAAGTTGGCATTCAAAATCTAAACATTTAAGGTGACTTGATATGAGCAAGTTCATGAATGATGCGGTAATGGATGCTGCGTTAGATAAGTGGGGCACTGGTACTATTTTGACTGTCTGTTCGGCGCAGCCTACCAGCAGAACAGAGGCTGTATCAACATACGCTCTAGCTGATGTTACGTTGACTGGAGGTTCGTTTACTAAATCTGACGGAGATGTTAGTGGGCGTAAGTCTAGGATATCTCAGCAGAGTAATATTCCTATTGACTTTTCCGGGTCCGCGACGCATGTGGCTGTATGCGATGGGACCATTTTGTTAGGGTGTACTACCTGCACCGCGCAAACTCTGACGGCAGGAGGAACAGTAACCGTTCCTGCGTTTGACTATGAAGTTCTAGATGTAGCATAAGGGTACAATCCCATGCTGTTGTATTCACCTGACAAAGAAGATCCTCCCGTTCTAGGGAGTAAAGATCCACGGGCGGAAAACAAGCCCTATACGGTAGACTTACGTCGAAAAAGGTATATACCAGATTCAGCATCCATTACTGGAGCTTCTGCTGGACATACTGGAGACGTATCGTTAATTATTTCTGCTGTCACAAACGATGCAGATACCGTTACTGTGTGGTTATCTGGGGGGTCGCAAGGGTCAACTCCATTGGTGTCAGTTACGTTTGTAACTGACTTAGATAATGGGATGGGTGAATACTATTCTGATACGGTGTCTTTTTATGTGCCTATTGATGAACAATGACTGCACGACCCTCACATCCTCCCACTCTAGTAGAGAGAGTGGATTTAATGGAAGAGCAATTGTCAAATCTAGTTACTGCTAATTTAGAGTTTGATAGGCGGCATAATGAATTAGTAAGACATTACGAGGCTTTAGCTGTAGAGGTACGTTCTGAAATTTCTACAATGGATGGACATTTAGGCGCTTTACATGCTAAGTTGCATAGAGATATCATAGGCTTAGACCCAAAATCTCTTAATGCAACGCCTAATGAAGCCTCTATAGGAGGTAGGCTCTATAAAATAGAGCGTCTATTTTCAGACGTTTCATTGTCTTTGAGAGTTATGAGCAGGTCTATCATAGCAGCCTCTATTGTTTTTGCTGTGATCTTGATAGGATGGAAAGATGATGTGTTCCCTGCTTTGTTTAAGATAGTGGCTAAGCTAATTTAGAGTAACTGTGAACGTATCTTCTATAGGATGGAGAAATAGGGTTGGAGTAGTATTAGCTGCTATAGTATTTATGCTTTGCGTAATTATATGGGTTTTAGAATACTCCAAGACAAAAGAGAAGGCGGATAGACTTTCCAATTTAGAAGCTAAAGTTATCTCTCTTCAATGTAAAGTGCAACAATTAGAATCGTATCTAGTGCAGGGTATAGACAATGGCGAATGATACGGATCAAATTTTAAGCTTATGTCAATATCAGCAGATACGGGCAGAGCTTGGTGTCTTGTCTATAGAGCTTCCTAATGAGCACATTCTTAACTCTACTGTTGAAGTAGATTTAGAGCTGGATCTTTTATCTTGGCTGCCTACTGACATAGAAGTAGCTGACATTATAGCTGATGCAGCTAGAGTAAACCCAGATCCAGATGATGTGCGAGTTTACAAGGCTTTAGTTGCATATTCATCTAGTTTTTGTGCGCTATCTTTTATTCGTTTAGGATCTTTGAGATTTCTGAAGTCTGTTGGAGATGGCGGTAATACTTCCTCTAGGCAATCTAATATAGATTACCAGGACTTAGAAGCTATACTTCTCGCTAAAATGGACAAGTTTAGAGCCTTTATTCTTAAAGCTTTAGGGGAAACTATAACATCTTCTACATTTAATTTGTTGGGAGTTGTACCTCGATCCTACGATCCGGTTACTGGGGAAGAGACCTAAATGCTTGGGCTGTCTACTTGCACGGAATACTACGGCAAGGCCCCTTTCTCTGCTTGGGATCGAGTAACGGATACTTTCCTCTCTCAAGTCGATTTTCCGTTTGTAGGTAGATTGGGAACGGTTGATACGTTTGTCTCAATCTATCATCGCCCTACTCGTATGCGTAATATGTTCTTATCTCCTACGCAAGAGTTGCCGGTAAGTAATATTGTACTAGCTGAAGATGGCACAGTCTATATATTAAGCTCAACAAAGAGAAAAGATTCTCAACATGGAGAAACTTATCAATGCTTAGTAGCTAGCAGGAGATGTGATTCTCCTTCTGGAGGAAAGGCTGAAATATTTAGGCCGACTGTATCTGGGTCAGGGTTAGACTTAGGCTTTGTTTCCCTAGTATCCCAGGGGCAGGAGTATTGTGACACTGAATTACGTTCTGGAACAAAACAAGAACTTCGCCCTGATGATGAGACTGGTCAGTTTTACATGACGTTTTCTGCTTCAGCCGTTGTCGCTGATGGAGATTATTGTCTACTTAATGGAATGTATTACGGCCTATTAGAGATTGCCGGAGACTCAGGGTTTATTTCCTCTAGGGCCGTGGCTTCCCCTGCGTTATTTGAGAATTTTTACTATGAAATTAATCTGCCTGGAGGATATGCGTATGACCCTTCTACTGGAACAGTTCCAGATATAAGTTCTACAGCGTATGGGTTTTCCGCTATAAGACTCCAGTCTTTAGATACTATGTCTTCTTCTGGAGAAGAATTGCTAGGCTCCTTACGACTATCAGTTAGAAAGGAGCATGTAGGGTTTACTCCTATTAAAGGAAGTAGAATAGTATCTGGTAGTTCTTTATATGTGATAAAGTCAGTAAGTGAAGACGTATTGCGTAAAAGCTGGATTCTTGTTTCTGATAGGATAGCAAGATGAGCTTTAAGCCAATTAATCTTGAGGGAGTAGTTACACGACATACTGTTGTAAATAGAGGAGGTCAAAGTGAAACCTCCCTTACTGAGTATGCCATAAAATTAAGGAAGTATTTGTTAAGAGGACAAAAATTGTGCGAAGCTCACGTTGTCCGTAAAGCCTATTTAACGGCGCTTGTAGAGACATGGCAGGACTCTGGAGCGGCAGCATCGGCGTGGAGTATACAATTTGACGACTCTACTCCAATATCGTTCTATCGCCCAGAGTATGGCAGCATAGTTAATGGTATTCAGGTAGGTTTTAGGGGGGAGCAAAGAAGTGAGTCTGGAGATGTTGAACCTATCATAGAAGATCAAATGCAAAGATTCTTTTCTTCTGGGCGTGCCGTTGGAGGCGCTGTAGCCGAGCATTTTATTAAAGGAGGTACTGCCGTGTATATGGTGCATCCTCTTTTGTCAAGAGGCAATAGAGCAGCTACAGCCTACGCGAAGAATGCTAACCTTTCTCTTGACCATATCTTGCCTGCAATTGCTCAAGCTAGGCTTGGGGCGGTTGAAAACTTGCGCCTTGCCGCTAAACGTTATAAGACCTTACCTGAATTTTTAGATTATTTGTCGTCATGGACTTAATATGAAACAAGCTCAAGCCTCTCAAACTATAGAACAATATATAGCATATAATTGGGCTGTTACTAAATACCATTTCTCTAATACGCAGCCTAGAGACATGGCTACTGGGGAATTGTTTATGAGTGGAAACGTTCCCTATGTTAAGTTTGAAATTCTTTATTCTAATACTGGCATAATTACAGTTGGTAGAGGTGAGGATAATTGTGTTCGTAGGTCTGGGATGTTAATTTGCTACATCTCATATCTAGTGGATATGGGCGAGAGAGTCTACGATGATATCTGTGACTCTTTATGTAATCTATTCTTAAATAAGCATATTGCGTCTGCTTTCGGGAATATTCGGTTTTATACTCAAACTCAATCTCCTAAGTTAAATGTTCTTCATGGATGGAGGATGGCAAGCTCTAGTTTTCTGTTTGAGTATGAAATATAAATCAGGTATTATTTTTTCACCATAAAGATACGAGGAAATTACCATGGCCTGCCCTTCATTTGCTTCTGGTTCTAGCATTACTCTGTATTACGCCATTGACCCTGATCCGGCGGCGGCTATTCCAGGGACTTTCAGTTGGGAACGTATTCGTATGACTTCAGAAAATCTCGATCTGAAGCTAACTGGTGCGGTAAGCGCCGAAATTACCGCTACCCGGGCGGATGCTGATTCTATCTTGGTATCTGGAGAGGTAGGTGGATCGTTTAATTTTGAGGCCAGCCATACGTTCCTGTCTAACTGGCTGATTGCGGCGCTTCAAGCTAATAAGGACTTTACTTTTAATGGAGTAGCGGCTCCTGGAAACCCGTGGGCTACGACTGAATACATTCAGAATGGCTCTACCAAGAAGTGTATTGTCATTCAGAAACGAGTCCAGCGGGCCGATGGGACGTATGACGTTTTTCTGTTTAGGGGATGCCAAGTTGGAGACCTTTCCCTGAAGGCTGGTAAGGCGTCACATCTTACTGGATCTGTTACTGTTCTCGGTACTGGTGGAGAGTTGGCGGTAGAAGGGTCTACGCTTCCTGTAGGTTGGACATATCGCGAACCAGTGCTGGATCCGATCATTTCTTCTGTTCAGGGCCTTGATTCTTTGCAGCTTCAAGATAGCGGAGGGATTGACACTCAGGTTACGTTTGCTTCCTTCGACCTGATGATTAGCAATAAAGCTAGGAAACAGGAGGCCGTAGGTGCTGGAATTTACCCTGTTGGCATTGGGTTTGGTTCTATCGAAGTTAAGGCGAATGCTACTGTATACTATGCAGACCCTACGGTTTTCAGCGCATTCCTGGCTAATGATGATCTGAGGATTGTATTTAATCTGCTGGATTCTGACGCTAATAACTTTGCGTTTCGTCTGAATAAGGTTAAGGTGCTGTCTGGGTCTACTCCTCTGGCTAGCGGCAAAGATGATGACGCCACCATCACTTCGTCCTTCCAGGCGTTTGATGACCCAACATACGGGGCTATCCGCATTACCCGTACATTCTCTTAATCTCTTTTCTTTCTAGAAGGTAGGATAAAGGGGGGCACATGCCCCCCTTTTCTGTTATACTCTGTCTCTCATTCAAGGTTATATGTTGGGGAATAAAAATGCTAGATATAGAAGATCTTATGTTGGACGATGAGTTGGTTTCTAAAGGAGTATGGGTAGACTATCGTCAGGGAACCCGGTTGAAGTTGTCTTGCCAAGAAAACCAGGCGTATCTATCGTACATCGCGGCCCAGGTACGAAAGAATAAGCTGATGATTGAGGATGTCTCTACTGAGTCTACAGACCTCATCCAGAAGATTATGCGTCAAGCTGCGGCAAGATTCCTAATTGTGGATTGGGAAGGATTTACGGCTAAGGGAGAATCTATCCCATATTCCCCTGCTGTTGGGGAAAAGGTATTGCAGCATGACCCGGCTATCAGGGAATTTGTTATGGAAAAGTCTAAAGACTACTCTCTATTCAGAGCCTCGGTGTTCGTTGCGTAAGTAGTTGTAAGGAAATAGCAAGTTAAAGGGGCTACGGCCCCTTTTTTATGTGAGGTATGAAGCATGTCTTTTGCAGCTCGCCGCATTCCATATAAGAATGGGTCAATCTTATATATTCGTCCGTTTAGGCACCCCGAATATCTGCCTAAATTAATTAAGCAACATGTAGTGTCTTTTGAGTATGGAGGTTTAGGGGAAGATCTCAATCCAGACTATATGCTAAATTGTGTTGCTGAGAATATTTTAGTGGGGTGGGAAAATCTTATCTATAGAGGTACAGAGTTTTTATATTCCCCAGATACGTCAAGGTTTCTTCTTACTAATTCTAAGGAGGTATATAGGTTTGTATGTACTTCTGCTGAAGCGTTAGATGCTAGCTTAGCAGCGTTAGTAGATAGAATACGGAGGGCGTTAGAAATTAACTTAAGGTGGAAGTCAGAAGATTTAGATGCAGCTAGAAGATATGAAAAAAAGTATGGTAAGGTTTCTCCAATATTACAAAAAGCCCGTCAAGGAGCTGGCGTAGCTTCAGACCCAATAACCAGATTTTATGTAGAGCAGTTCTTAAATATTTCTAAAACTAGGCAAACAGATTTCGGGTCGCCAGAACGACTTTCTGAGTCTCATTTAAGTGACTATGCCACGAAGCTTGGATATAATTCTGGAGAGGATTATTTATTTTTTCGATGGGTTATGACTGAATGTGATACTGAGTATTTAAGTTACATTAAAGAGACTCATACCACTAAATAACCTACTCAATATAGTTCTACTGTGGGGTCTGTATGGAGATATTAGAGTTCTTAACTGCTGATACTGCTGTAAACGCGATAGATCAGCTTGCTAATAAAATACAGAATCTTGCCCCTACTGCGCAAGCTGTCGCGACTTCTGCTTCAGCCTCTTTAGGTGAGATTAAGTCTGTTATACGGGACACTCAAGCCGAAGCTAATAAATTAATACGTGACAATAAGACTGACCCCAAAGTAAATGAGGCGGCTAGCAACTATCTAAAAGGAGCTAAAGAGCAAGCTGTACAGCTAGCTAAATTAATGGAAGATCTAAAACTTAAGGGGTTTGCTAATGATCCTTGGGTTAAAGAATTACAGGAAGTTTCTACAAAGCTAGCAAAATATGACGCTGAAGTACAAGGAGTCATTAGCATATTAAAATTAGAGCTTCAAGCTAAGTCAGCTTTAGCTGATGCTGAAGCAAAATACGCCCGTGAACTTATAGAGGTTGTAGCAAAGAAAGCCGTATATGATAAGGCGACTACTGACGCTATAGTTAAAGTAAAGGAAGAAATAGCGGCTAAACAAGCTTTATTAACTCTAAATAGATTGCTTAGTGATGATGAGGCTAGTAAAAATGCTATTCGCTCTTTAGAGGAACGTAAAGCTATCATTGAAATCATTAAAGGCCAGATTTCAATTGGGGCGCAACTTTCTAAAGAAGAGCAACTTAGAATTATTAAACTAGAGGAGATGCTATCTAAGGAATCTTCTAAGAGACGAGAAGTTTCTGAAAGTCTTAAGCAACAGATAGAGTTACAGAGATTAGCCGCTATTGCTGCGGGAGGAAGTGGCCCAGGTACTTCTATTGGCAATAAAGCTGATATAGAAGCTTATAGGCGGATTATTAATGATATAGTAAAAGAATTAAATGCTGAATCTGAAGTAACATCTAAGCTTAAATCTCAGGAAAGAGAGCTAGCTACCAGCCTATTGGCATCTAATACCGTTATAAAAGAACGTATAGAGATGTTGAAAGCTGAGAAAGCGTTAGCATCTGTAAGATCTACGCACTTTAATTTGTCTTCCTCAACAGGAGGAGAAGGTCAAACTCTAGCGGCTATTATACAGGAGAGGGCAAGGCTTAATGAGCTTAACAAAGTAGCTACACAACTGGCTGAAGCTCGCGGTAGGGCAGAAGCTAAATCCAATCCAGCATATCAAGAACAAAAAAGAAATCTTGAGGCGCTAGTTGGGGCCGAAAATAAGGTAACAGAGGCTCGGGATAGAGCTAGAAGAGGGCTTGAGCAATCTACACACTTGCATAATTTTCATGCGCAAGCTTTGGCTTCTTTTAGGGCCGGGCTAACCTCTTTAGGGTTGCAGTTTGGCATCTATACTTCAGGGACATTTGCTATCGCAGCTTCTACGTATGCTGTAGGGCGGGCGTTTAAGACCGCTGCGGCTGAAGGAATAGAGTTTCAAAACACAGTTATACAAGCGGCTTCTGTATTAGCTGGTATTAGTGATACTTTTGAGCAATATAAAGCTATAACCTCACAAACTTCTATTGGCTTGTCTCTGAAAGCCCCATTTTCTGCTACAGAAATATCTAAAGCAATATTTGAGCTGTCTGTTGGCGGGCAATCAGCTAAATCCATTTTTGGAGATTTCTCTGATTCAGTTGATGGGGCGAGTAAGACAGTAAAATCTAGTCTTATCCCAGTTCTTAATCTCGCTACCATAGGAATGATGGATGTTGGAAAGGCTGCCGACATTACGACAAACATCATGGAAGGATTCCATATTCCTGCTAAAGCTACAGCAGAAGTGGTTAGCGTAATGGCTTATGCGGCACTACGCTCTAACATGACGATTGAGCAGATGGGCACTGCATTGTCGTATGTTGCCCCTATTGCCTACCAAACTGGGCAGTCGTTGCAAGATGTATCAGCTATGTTAGAGGCGTTACATAATGCTGGTATAAAGGGGTCTCGTGCAGGTACAGCAATGCGTAAGTTGCTGACTGATATGTATGACCCTAGTTCTAAACTTTCTGAAATGTTAGCGAAAGCGTCTATCGCTTCAATAGACTTTTCAGGAAATTCAATAAACCTTATCTCTGTTTTGGAGAAAGTAAAGGCGGCGCTTGATTCAGGCGTTATCTCCATGTCGGATATTGCTAAAGCTACTGGCCTATATGCGGAGTCTGGAGTTTTAGCTTTGGTGTCTGCGTCCTCAAGGCTGTCTGAGGCGCAAAAGAATAATGGCATGTCGGCTAAAGAAGCTTCTGACGAGTTCGAGAGAGAAGCTAAAAGCATAAGGGAATTGCAAGAGGAGCTTGAATTAGCTGCTAAAGGAGATGTAGCGGGGCTTATAGTAAAAAGGTTTTCTACCTCGTTATCAAAACAACTCACCTTGCTGAAAAATTCAGTCTCTTTGGTAGGTCTCATGTCGTTTAATGAGGTCCAAGACGAACTGACTTCATTAACAAAAGACCTTACTGCGTTCTTTCAGCGTCTAGCCTATAGCCCTGAACTGGAGGCATTTTCTAAAGGGCTAGAATCAGTAATTATTACTGCTTCTACAGTGGTGAAAAATGAATTAGTTCCGGCTTTTCGGGAATTTTACTCGTTCGTATCTCCTATAGGCTCAGCATTTACTTCTGTTATAGGATCTATTCTTACTGCTGAAGGAGTGTTGAAAAATCTAGTTAAATTGCTTCTTTTGTTAGCTACCATACAGACAGTTAAAACTTTGGGTAATGTTTTTATGTGGATGTATGGGGCTATTCTAGCGAATGTAACCGCAATTACTTCATTCATAGCTAGACTATCTATTGCAGCATACATAATTCTATGGACTCAATTTTACTCTATTTTGACTTCCATAGGGGTAGCTGCAACCGCTGCTGGTGTCGCTGCAACTGCATTATCTGGAGGGCTAATTGCAATAGCTGCTATTAGTTTAGGGGCGTTAATTTATAGTTTAACTACTGTTGAGGATAAACTTAAAGCTATTTATGTGGCACAAGACAATCTAGATAAGTTGGATAAAACTAGAGAAAAGGCAGGATACGCCCCTTCAGTAGTATCTAGCACAGGGTTAGTGGCTACTGGACTTAATGCTGTTGGAGCTGCTCAAGAGCAAGTAAACTTAATGTCTGAGCAATTGAGTCTTGCTAAACAACTCTCCGACCTACAGAATAATATAGACCCAAAGGCAGATCTTAATAGAGCTGTCTTACTTCAAAAGTATGAGGAAGTTAGTAAAAAATTAACAAGCGCCTCTATTGTCTCAGAATCAGACAGACAGAAATTTTCTGCTCAATACTCTGATGAGATAGCTAAGATAGACGCTGCGTTAAAGTCGTTGAAGACTGACTCTCCAACTATCGCTGGGGCAATTTATGACACTATTTTTGGTAGTAAGAGACAAGAGTCAATTAATGCTTTAGAGGAGACTAGAGACAAGCTTATAGAGGTGAAAGCACAGTTAGACTTACTAAATAGTCCAGAAGCTGTTAAGAAGAGAACTACATCTATCTTGAGTGAGTTAAGTCAGTCTACTACCCAGGTAGGCCCAAGCCTTACTTCCAGATTAGCGGCCCAAGAAGAGGTAGATACTGAAGGTAGAGCTAGGGAGAAATTAGAAGAGGCTAAGTATCTGTTAGGCATAGTTGACGAAACTAAAAACGTATACTCTTTATTGATGTCGTCAGCTTTGGAAATGGCTCAACAGACTGCTGTAGTAGATTCAGGCGTACCAGGATCGGCTAATTACAATCAATTTAGCGGGCTAGCTCAGGCTCTTGAGCCATTTATACAAGGGTCTGGGATAGACACAAGTAAGTTTAAGGAAGTTATTGACCTATTTAAGCAAGCTGGTGAGACTGCTGAAGGCTCTCAAGAAAGAATAAAAGCTTTAGGAGATGCCAAAAAAGGATTTGAGGAACTAATGCAGACAGGAAATAAAGATTTTATTAAGGCTATGTCTTTTACGGGGGATAAGAGAGACGACCTTCTTAAGGATATAGATAAATATCAAAATAAAGTTGAAAAGTTTGAAAACGATAGGTTAGCGGCAGCCACTAAAACTAGGGAAGAGCTTGAAAAACAAGCGGACCTTAGACGCGACATAGAAAATATGGAATTGTCGTTAGCTGAAAAGTCCTTGAGCTTTGCTAGTGAGCTTACTGAAAGTTCTCGTGAGCTTAAAGGAGTTAGAAAAGATTTTGCCGATGTTGTGCAAGATTATACTTCAGCCATGTCAGCCGCCCCGACGTTCGCTATATCTGTACAGGAACAGATGAAGACGTTAGATGCTGCTCTAACTAAAGTAAAAGGGCAATCATTTATATTTGAAGACGATAAAAAGCGCCTTGAAGATATGATGAAAGCCATGAATATCTCTATGAAGGAATATTCTGCTTCAGTGAAAGCTGCTAAAGAGGCGCTAGCTCAGATACGAGCAGAAGAAAAAAGGAATATGGAAGTTTCAGGATTTTCCGCGAGATCTGTTCAGCTTACTCCTATAGAGTTTGAAGCCCAGCAGGCTAAGTATGGGTCAATTTCTAATGCTGTAAAAGCTTATAATCTTGCTCTTGCTGAGACTAATGAATTAGTAGGCAAGTACATATCTAAAAGAGAGCAGCAGATAGTGTTGGATGACGCCTATCTTAGGGTACTCCAAGCCTCTGGAGACGCTGTTGGAGTTTACTTTGAAAAGCTTAGGCAACAAGCCGAAGATCTCCGCCCACTATTTGCTCAGATATTCGCTGATATGGAATCTGCCTTAGCTAGGGCCTTAGAGACTGGAAAATTAGATTTTAAGGAGTTTGTAGACTACATAAAATCTATGCTGGCTAAATTAGCTGCCCAACAAATTATGCTCTCTGTTGGAGACATGCTAGATTTTGGAGCTGGACACAATAATACGGCTATGTCTATCCCTTCTGCGGCGTTTGCCATGGCGGGAGGAGGATATGGAAATGGAGTTCCACAGCAACAACAAACTGCTGGGCCTTTTGCGTCTCCGTTTGCAATGCTTGGTTGGGCTCCGCAGATAAATGGATATATTCCTAATCTACAAGGAGGTCAATCTAGTGGAGGTGGACTTGGAAATTATGCTACCAACCTATTTTCCAATCCATTTGCAAGCACAATTCCTTGGGCTACTTCTGCGGCTGGGATGGTTGCAAGTCTGTTTGGGGGTACGTCTTTTGGGGCGGGATTAGCTGGCGGTTTAGGGGCTGCTGGGGCTGGCGGTCTGTTTGGAGCGGCCAGTCAATTTGCATCTGGGGCGGCCATGGTAGGACAAGGAGCGGTTGGAGCTGGGCTAGGGAGCATGGCTGGGGCAGCTATTCCGTATATTGGGTGGATAGTGGCTATTGTGTCTATAGTAACATCTATCCTGAAGGATAAAGATGCTCCTAGATTTGGGCTTAGGGGAAATCTTGGTGAAGCTGAATCCTCTGAGAGCGGCTTAAAGAAAACCACTACAGATAAAATCATGAAAGTGGTAAAGCAGATAGACGATGCCGTAATGAAGGCTATTGGCCCTGAACTTACCGATCAAATTAATCAGTCTGGTAAGTCATTCTCTACTGGAACCTTCAAAGCTGATAAAGAATATGGATTTGTAAATGCCTTATGGAAACGGTATCAGCTTATTCTTGGAGAAATTGACCAGTCTTTAGCTGACGCTGTGAAGGACCTGGATAAAAGTGACATGGAAACGTTTATGACTGGCCTAATGGAACTGCTAGCACCATTAAATCGTATGCGAGTATTGTTCCAGTCTTTGCAAGGATCTAAAGAGCTTAAGGTGCTAGGATTTGATTCTCTTAAGACCGGAATAGAAGTGGCTAAAAAATTTATGAGAGAAGGAGAAAATGTAGCTCAAACTTTAGAGAGGATTACCATCAATACTCTAGCGGTTAATGCGGCATTTGATAATCTAGGGATGTCCCTAGGCTTGATGGGAGAACAAGCTATTAAAGTGTCGCAAGATATTATTGATGCGTTCGGTGGGCTGGACGAATTTAAGTCTCAGTTCTCTTTCTTTCAACAACAATTCGGGTTAGCAATTGCTCCAAAATCTCCGCAAGACATTCAAGATTCGCTTCAAGCTAGAATGGATTCTCTTGGACTCTCTATTCCAGATACTAGGGAAGGATTTGTAGCGTTGATTCAGTCTATTGATTGGACTACAGAAGCCGGGAGAAAGCTTGGAGTGGCGCTACTTGGGGCGGCTGAAGCAGCGGACACTTTCTACGACTTGAAGGAGAGCGCACAAGCTCTCATTAAGTCCTTTTACATCTTAAGAGATCTACCGCAAAAAATAGCTGAAGAAATCGTAACTATGTTCGGCAGCCAACAGAATGCCTCTTCTGCTATTGGATTCTTCGAGCAGAATTTTGGTCCTGGAGGGTACGGTAACAATTCCTACGCCATGATGAACTATCTTGGAAAGGAGTTTTACGGTCTAGGACTTTCCCTGCCAACTACTAGGGAAGGATATTATAAGTTGGTGCAATCTATTGACTTAAGCACTGAAGCTGGAAGACAGTTATGGAAGAGCCTTATAGACCTTGCTCCTGTAGCTGATTCTTTCTATGACTCCTTGGAAAAAATGGCGGATGAAGCTCAGAAAGCTAAGGAAGCTATAGAGGAGATGCGTCAATCTATACATGACCAAGTTGAAGATACAAGGCAAGGGTTCATGTTAGATACGATGTCTGATCCTCAGAAGGTTATGTATTGGTCTACGGTGTTTGACCAAGCAATACAAGGCTTGGCTACCGCTACTACTCCAGAGCAAGTGAATGATTTAGTACAGAAAGCCCTTCAGGCCGCTCAGGCGATATGGAATACGTTTGACGATGAGCAAAAGAAGAAATTCCTTCCTGAATTCTTGCAGATGTTGAAGGATTTGCAGACAGCGGCAGACAATAGACTTGCTCAGCTTTCTGCTGAGGTAGATCTGAAGCATGCGGCTGACTTGCTGGCTATCGCTGGACAAGATCTTACTGGAGCTGGTGCCTCTTTGTTTGCAGCGGCGATGGAAATGCAATTAGCTGCGATGTTCATTCTGGCTTCGACTCCTTCTAGCCTTCCGCCTAACCCTTACGGTGGAGCCGAAACCTCGAAAAGTATCGGGATGCCGAAACAAGGAATGGAGTATGGAGTGGCTTCAGAGTGTGAGATTTCAGACCAGGTACAGGCTACTTTGGTAGGGGCTATAGAAGAGTCTAATGCTAAATTATCTGATGTGATGGGTAAGCTGTCAGAAGCTATATTGTCGGCTTCTACAAACAATAAGGAAGCCTCTCAATCAGTAAACTCAGCGGCTTCTAAAATTGCAATGGCTGCTGATATGTTGGCTTCAGCCGCCGTGTCTAGTCCTAGACCAGGACCCTCTATTGCCCCTATGTCTAGGCGTAGTGAAGTAGGCGTCTCAGCTAGAAGGTAAGCACGATGTCAGGAATAAGGCCAGTATCTTCTACTACCCTAAACAGTATTGTAGCAGATATAGTATTTCCTATATATCTAGTAAAGCTAGAGTATTCTCCTCCCATACTACTAAGTTCTAGAGAAGATTTAGTTTACAATGGAGAATATTATGTATCCGCTGGAATTGAAGTAGGTGATGCCTCTTCTAACGAAGATTCAGAAGTATCTAGACAGATAAAGCTACCTAATCACTCTCAAGGATATACTCCAATATTCCTGAACTTGGGAATAATAGATAAAGCTTGCACTATCTATGAAACTTTTGATGCTAACCTAGCGCCTGCTGATGTTACGCAGATTTTTTACGGGCACATCACCGAGGCGGCGTTCGATAGTAGCCATGTCACTTTGACTGTTACGGCAGGCAGATATACAAATATGTTCTCTCCACGAATATTTTGTAGCCCTCCACTCTGTAATTGGATTCCTCAACCAGGTACTATAGTATATATAGAGGGTCAGATATATGAGGTTAAAGAATAAATGGCTGCGTACCCAAACTATAAAATTAGTCCATCTTCCTCAAAAGTTCCTGCGACCGGAGTTAAGGTTGATATGATGGCTGATGGATCGGTAAGAGCTGTATGTTTCTACACTACTCCAACTTATAGATTTAACATAGTCCATAAAGATCTGCCCTTTGCTGATGTCTCTAATTTACTTCAGTTTTACGAGAACAACAAAACTTTGCAGGTTACTTTAACTTGGCCTTCAGACGGCTCGACATATTCAGTGCTGTTTGAAAAACCTCCGTCTGAAGCTTATCAATATCCGATGGTAGCAGATGTTTCTGTATCTTTAATCGGCAAGAGAATTTCTTAATCAACCATGGCTGCCGACAATGCTTTCTTTGATAGGTCTGGAAATTCGGCTAATGTAAGTGATGCTGGATTTCAAGATAGGTATGGAATATCCCCTGGAACTTCTGGTCCTTTAGCCTATTTAACAAACGACCAAGTTAGATCTTGGATAGGGTCTGATGATGGCCCACAAGTTCCTAGAGAAATACTAGACGAGGTAGCTAATGGCAATACTTCTACTTTTTCTACTGCCACCAATAAGCCTATTCCTATCGTATATGGTAGAGCAAGAGTACCAGGATTACTTTTTGCTATGGCAGCTCCTACGGGCGATTATTTTTACATTGGGGTTATATGGTGTCTTGGCGAGATACAGCAGATAGAGAAGATAATTATTAATGGAGAAGAGACTGAGCCTGAGACTAAATACAAACTATATCATCGGCAAGACTACCTAGGCTTGCCTAGTCAAACTGTAAACACTACTCTGCAAGCCAGAATTGCTGGATATAATGATACTTTAGTTCATACCAATAATGGAGTATCTACTGGAATTGCTTATTCAGTTTTAGGTTTTGGAGCCGGGGCTAATTTAGGGTTTCCACAGGTAGAAGCTATAGTTAAGGGTAGAAAAGTATATGACCCTAGAAACGGACAAACCGCATATTCTACTAACGCTGGGCTATGTTTAGCTGATTTCATTTCTTCCCCCATATACGGCGAAGGTTTATCTCCTTATTACGGGTCAAGCGATTCTGACTATGGGAGCGTCTATGCTCTCGCTAATTTTAACGATACTGTCTTAGGGACAATTCCTGGAATTCTCCCCCCACTCTTCCCTGATATTCCTATTCTAAGAGGGGAATTAAATTACGCTATTTCCTCTGTAGCGTCAGTTACTTCCCATTCTGGTGCGCTTAGAGCTTACGCAAATTGCATGGTAGTTAGAGGCGAGTCTACTGTACTATTTATTCCAAACAGAGATGAGCCTATAGCAGCGTCTTTTACTGCGGCTGATATTGTTGAAGACTCTCTAACATTAACTAAACGTGGTGTACGGGACATACCTAATGTAGTTAGAGTCTCTTATACTGACATGCCTGCTACTGGAGCATGGAAAACCAAAGTAGCTGAAGTACGTTCCCCTGGAGTTGTCGCAGGAACAGAACCAATCCGTATGTCTGAAGTACAGATGCCGGGCTTATCGTATTATGCTCAAGCGCATAGAGTAGCTACAGAAAGATTAAATCACGGTAACTTAGTAGACCTTCAAGTAAAAGCTGTGTTTGGGGCGAGAGGATTCTTACTAAGAAAAGGGACAGTTATTTCCCTTAGCCATCCAATAGGGCTTACAAATAAGCCGCTTAAAGTTATTGAATGCAGCCAGACCTCTCCAGCTAGATTCTCAGTAATGGCAGAAGAATTTGATCCTGCTGAGTATTCTGATGAAGTAGTTACCACTCCCACTACTCCTGATACAGGTCTTCCTACCCCATACAATATTCCTGCGGTAACTAATATCGTAGCTACAGAGGATCACTTTCAAACTCAAACCGGGATTTGGAATAGCCGTATTCGCTTTACCTTTGACGACATGCTATCTACTTATCCGTATGTGCAATCTTACGGATATGAAGTATACAATGGAACTACTAAGGTAGCAGACGGGGTGACTACTACTACAGAGGGAATAACTGCGGCTTTGTCTGAAGGATTAGTATATTTCGTAAAGGTACGAATACTTGCATTCGTAGGCTTAGGTCCATGGGGGACCAGCAATCCAATAGAGCTGGTAGGTTCCACTTCTGTACCTCAAGATCCCACTAACCTAGATGGATATGAGCTTGGTGGAAAAGTATATCTGAGATGGACGCTTCCTAATGACCCCACTATCTGGAGAACAGAAATACGGTATGGGGCCGTAGGGGCTGCCTATGACGAGATGACGTTTTATTCTTTGTCGGACTCTACTACTGAAGTAGTGTCAGGCTTGCCTGCTGGTCAATTTGCGTTTGCTGTTAAAACCATTGATTCAGTTCAAACTAAGTCTGCTAACGACAGCAGAAAAACTATTACTGTATCGTATGATTCTACATCATACGTTAATCAAGAGCGTCAGATACATGCAGATGAGCTAAACAGTCAGAACATTCACCACTATAAGATCTGGCCTGGAGATAACGATAGGTATTGTACGGATTATGGGGAGACATTTGCAGTTCGGTTTCCTCTAGCAATGAGCAATTACAATACCTTACCTCTATATGCCTCCCATGGCCCTGCGGCTATTAGTGGTATCTGTACTTTAGTAGGGGAGCCTGGAGATTTTGGAAGGATAATTACTGGAGATTGGAAACTAAAGGAGACTCCAGGAACGTTTTCTTCTGGAGTCGTCTATACTGGAGTCTTCTCTTGGAGCATGAAGTTAGCTGCTACCGCTCCTCCTCCATGGACGTATTTCTCAAATACTCTCACTGTGCAGGGAGGGTATAGATATGCTAGCTTTGATTTCTCATGCAGCGGGGCCGGTAATGGCTTTGTGCTAATCTCTGAAAACGCTAAAGTCTATGTAGAAGCCTCTCCTAAAACAGAGACGGGGATAGTAACTACCCCTAATGGGGGCGTCACTACGTTAACCTTAGTAAATAACTACATGGCAATTAATGCTGTCACTCTCACGGCTCAAGCCCAAGGAGTTACTCCCCTTGTTGCGGTGTGGGATAATGTTGTGCTAGGGCCTCCAACTACAATAGATATAGGATGTATAAATACCTCAACTAATCTGTTAGTTGCGGCGACAGTATCTTATTTTATTAACGGAATTTAACAGCTTACAGAGAAACATACCATGCCTACTTCTGCTTATGTCCCATTTAACTATGCCCAACCTAATCAAGGGCAGACCGGGGCTTCTGCTATAGACTCTACTAGGGCTAACTTACAAACATTACAGCATGCTCTTGTTATGGGCGGGATGCCAGGGTGGAGTTGTGCTTCTTCTGCTCCATACGATGCTCCTCCTCAAGTGGTATATACCAATCTAGCTTTAGCCGCAGAAAAAATAAAACTTGTATTTACGAGAACTTCAGGAATCATCACTAAAGTAAGATTTTATTATTCCTCAGATACTGGAGTATCGTATGTACTTATAACCAGACTTCTGATAACGTATGATGGGTCTAACAATTTTGTTTCATCTACATACGACAACGTTGACGCTTAATAAGGTGCGATATGTCCGATAACATTCCTACTTCTCCTGGAGATGGTAATAATGGTAAGGGATTCTCTGTATCTAGAATCCCACAGAGATTGCTTAGGATTATTAGAGATCTCTTCTTTTCATTCGTCCGTATTTTTGACCCAGAATTAGCGGTAGTATTGAAGGTAGGTTGGTTATGGCACTTTATCGCTGCCATGTCACTACTATATATGTATGTGGTACTTCCAGGCCAGCTAGAAGCTACTATAGTAGCTGTAGGATACTTCACTCTTGCTAGGTTACTGGCATTTGTGACTTCAAGGAGTATGCTTAATAAGCCAACAGACACAGATCCAAATTCATATCCGATGCTCGCCTATAATGGGATGAAGGTTGGCGTACTTATCGCGTGCCTATTATTCTTTGCTTTAAGGGTTTAAGGTTATGGGGCCTACAACTGAGATGCTTGAGCGAGAGAGATACTTAAGAGATTTAGCAAGAGTAGCTTACAACGGATATTGTAGTTATACCTTTGGCAAGTCTCTTATTACTGGAGAGAATCTTCCTATTTGGGAAGACTTAAGAGAGGACATTAAATCGGCATGGACAGAGGCAATGAAAGCTGTGTTTGACGTAGCAGAATAATGAAACTACTTCTGTCATTTCTGCTAGTTCTATGGGGAGGCTTAACGTCCTTACCGACAAAAGGGGCGAGTATTTCCCCTAGATGCGCTCAATATAAGAGGCTCTTAACTAGGATTGTGCAATCTAAAGAAGGGTTAAGAGCCCCAGTCTCTATTTATGCTGCTCAAATGATGCAGGAGAGCGGCTGTCGAGAAGACGCTAGGTCTGTATATGCTAGGAGCCTTACGCAATTTACTCCTGACACCGCAGTATGGGTAAATAAACTGTATCCTGAAGATTTGAAAGGAATGGAAACATATAGTCCAGTATGGGCTATAACGGCAATGGTCCTGTATGACCGCAAGTTATTAAATATGTTTCCTAACGCTATCTCTGATTGCGATCAATGGGAGTTCGGCCTTATGTCCTATAATGGCGGGGCTGGGCATATAATAAAGCAACGTAAGTTAGTTGAGAGTAGTGGAGGTGATCCTGGAAATAGCGCACAAGTTAAGCTTTTTTGCTCTAAGGTTAGATCCCAACTTTCATGCAATGAGAATGTTAGATACCCAGAAAGGATCTTAGGAATTTATACTCCTTTATTTATTGCTGATGGGTGGGGAGGAAATATGTGTTCTTCAGTTAGAGTGAGGTAAAGAAAATGTGTACAGATAATTGCGCTGGAAAAATGTTGATGATTATTATTTTACTTATCCTGGGAGGGTATGCACTTATTGGAGAGGTTAAGGGGGCGTATGCGGCGTCTCTGTATTTGGAAGTTCCAGAAGAGGGGGAAACTTACACTGGGGTTGGGGTCATTCAGGGGTGGGGGGTAGATCTGGATGGGCCTGTGGTGGTGTCAATCGACGACGGGGAGCCGCTTGAAATCGCGGTTGGCGATACTAGAAAGGATGTGGTAGCCCAGTTTGGGGATGGAGGGGCCGGGTTCTCCATGAGCTTTAATTATGGCAACCTAACCCCAGGGAACCATAGTATCACCGTCACGTCTGGAGGACTGACCCAGGAGGTGTGGTTTATCTCCGATGCTTTCCCGGTCCCATTCGTGTCGATTCCTGAGCTTCAGAGAGCCACCGTGGAGCTGGGTTTTCAAGGGCTTACCCTTCATGAGGCATGGTTCCCCGAGGTCGGCTACGTGGATCTGGAGCTGGCCTGGAGGGGTAGTCAGCAAGGTTTCGAGATCATCTCAATCACCCCCAAGCCCCAGCCGCAAGAGCCACCTTCCCCTCCCCCATGTGGCTTTAGCCCTCCTGGCCCCTGCTAAAGAATATTGGCTGGCCGTTCCCGGCCAGCCAAAAGCATCACAATGACTACTGAGACCCCTACCGCATTCGTAGTGCAGAAAGAATGTTTCTTCTGCCTGCATTGGTTTATTTCGTTTGTAGTATTTTTTTCATTAGTGGCTGGTGCCTATCATTATGGCGGCATAGATTCCCGCAATAAACTTGAAAGGTACAAAGAAGAACAGGCTAAAGAGCTTGCAGAAAAACAAGCAAAAGCTTTATCTGTTATTTCAGAACAGCAAACTAAATTAGTAGCTTTGCAATCTAAGTTGAATGCCAAAAAAGCTGAAAGTAGGGTTAAAATAGATGAAATTAGAGCTTCTGATACCAATCTTCCTTGCCTGCCTGATACTGGTATCGTGCTGTGGAATAGCCACAATTCCATTGCCAGATGAGCAAGTTACCGAATGTCCTCCACCTCCTGAACTTTCTAGCGGACTGGTAGCAGACCTGATAGAAAATCACTTAACGTTAGTAGACCTCTACCATGAAGAGTGCGCTAAAAAGCAAGCTATTATTGCTTCTTATAATGCTAGTAAATAGCTTGCTAATTTTAGGCTGTGTCTGCAAGCCTTCTGTGTTACCTATATTACCAGAGGAGTTAACTAATGAAACGGCAGTAGACCTTACTCAATATGGAATTAGACTTTCTGCGTCATGTGTAATGCGGTAAGAGGAAAATCAAAATGGCTATTACAATCCCTTCTGTTCTAGTGCCTATAGCTCTGAAGTATATAGAAGACCTAGTTGGACCTCTTCTTATAACCTTCATAAAAACTTTAGTTATCTATGCTGAAGCCACTATTGTAGGAGAAAAGAAAGGAGCTGAGAGAAAGAAATTCGTAATAGACTCCTTTAAGGCGACAGCAAAAGAGAATGGAATTACCATTACTTCCATCGTTAACTTGGTACTTAGCCCTCTCATCGACCAGTGCGTAGAGAGAAATAAGGCGTTATTGCTGTCACTTGAGTCAGAGAATAGCGCAAAATAAGTTATCTCTATGAAGACTCTTACTATAGACGGAGAGACGCACACTATTAGGGAGTGGGCTATAATCTCTAAGCAAAAATATGGATTAAGTGCAAAACTCTCGTCTATAGTAGGATGTATCTACGCTCGCTTAGAAAAAGGTAAAGATCCAAAGCAAGCAGTTTTTTATCTTAGTGACGCTGATGAAGTGATATTAGTAAAAAAACAGGAGATTAATAAACCTACTGTTCCTTCATCTCCAGTAAAAGTCCTAAGAAGTAAGTACAATGAAATAGATATGTTCATGTTTAGGTGGGGATATAGAGACCCCGAAGGAGATTAAAAGTGATTCTTTTTGACATAGCAGGAAAAGTTTCTACTCTGTTAGCTAGACTAACTGATGCAAGAGCAACAGCCCTTGACCTTCTAACTACCAGATTGGACTCCGCCGTTTCCACTAGGGCTCCAGCAACAGACACCACTACGCTTCTGTCTAGGCTCAGTTCTGCTAGATCTGGGTATCTAGATAACTTGCAGTTTTTATCGCATACCATGCGGCCTCCGACCTCTATTAACCAAGGGCATGGGAAGTCGTTTCCTTCTACATTTAATAGAGGGTATCTTCCAGGGCAAACAAGTACAGTGTCTTGTACTGCCGGAGTAGAAACCACGTTATTTTCTATTTCAGGGCCGGCTCCTGGAGGCATTATCAATTTCTTTTCCTTTTATGGAACAAACTCCTCTGCCGTATCGGCAACAATGAAGATATATGTAGATGGAGTAGCGATCCAAACTCTTAATACGACGCTACAAAACATCTACCAACATACTGTAGTAGGCGCTGCAATCAGCAGTAACTTAAATGTTAATGACGTGATGGTGTCCCTTGGATTGCTGAGGTTCAATACCTCATTTAGCGTTACTATAACTCCATCGGGTAGCACAATCTCTGTGCAATATAATACTCTTTGGAACCTATATTAATCTGGAGACTAACATGAGTAGAATTATCCTAACAGACCTTCTTGAAGGAAACCAAAGAGTAATTAGATATGATGACGGGACGGTAGTTACTTTTGGGGGGGAAGTAGAATTGCCATTAACCAATGAAGATTCTACTGTTGATATAGTTTCCCGCATGACCCTTACTGAATTTGGCAGTATTCTAAACTCTACTAACCCAGTAATTAGGGGAGGGTGGGAGATGATAAAATGGATAGGGCTGGGGGAACTTAAGAAAGCTAAGCTGAATGAGTTTAAGGGCGCTCTCGTGGCGGCCAATATAATGGCCGCCAACAGAGCGAATAATCTCTTTAATCGAAAGAGACAGGATTGATAGTAATCACATTATCAGCCGCCAACGCATCGGCATTCCGATGAGTGACGGCGATAACCTGTTTACCAACATCCTTTAACCCTTGCATGATCTGATACGACAAATAGTCAGGACATGAAGCGGTAGGCTCGTCCAGTAACAGCGTGTTTAACCCAGGGTTAATTACCGCGTTCAAAGCCAACCTAACTGCAATAGACAGCAAGTTTACTTGGGCTCCAGAGGCTAGCTCTATAGGGAATGTAGTTCCTTTATGAGTAAACACAAACCCTCCATTAGGGTGCCTCCCTATGCTAGTTATTTCTCCTCCTGAAGCAGGGTAAATAAAGTCTCTTGCCGAAGACAGCATTATCTCCCATAGAGACTCAAAGAACTTTGTCTTTGTAGTCTCTATTACCTTAAGCAGTTCAGAATGATTCAACGCTGTTTCTTTGGCGGCATGGGCTGAGTCTTTAGCGGCTACCTTGTCGGTGTAGATTTGATATAACTCCCTATACCTCCCCCCCAATTCTCTACTTCGATCTAAAGCTATCTGCCCATCGGTCCTTTCTTTAGAGAGATTAGCTTCTACTTCTTCTATCTCTTCTGATATGTTTCTTAGGTCTAATGCAGACACAGCACTGTCAGAAGTCGCTATAGCTTTCTTCATCTCAGCCTTCAGCCTTGCTAATTCAAGATTATTCTCCTCTTTACGAAATATTCTAGCGTCATTAGCTGTCTTCTTTTCCTGCTCGGCAAAAAGCTGTAACTGCAAGTCCTTTAATTTTTCTTCTAATGAAGATATCTCAGCAGAGGAATCTCCTTTGCTTAATCCTTTACTGTCCTTTGCTATTGTGGCTAGAACTGTAGCCACCCTCTGCTCTAAATGAAGTCTTTCTGACTTAATTCTTTGGTATTCAACTCCATTTGAAGCTAGCCTAGCTACATTTTCTCGCGCTTCAATTTCTTTACCTTTTAAGTGTTTTACCTCTATATCTATATGCTGTACTTTTTCCATAGTCGCATGCTTAAGTAAATTTTCTATCTGCCTTTCGCAAGTAGGACAAACATCTCCACTTAATATAGATATGTGAGTACATCTTTTTGTCTCTAAGACTGCTATAGCAGAAGATATTTTAGATAAGCTCTCCATGGCTTCTTTCATATCTGTTTCAGTTACTTCAGCAGGTAGGGCTAGTTTATTTAACTTAGCGTTAATAGCCTCCAGTTCTGAAGTATGTTTGCTTATATTATATTTTTTTATCTCTTCTTCCCTCTGTACAATCCTCTTTTTAGTTAACGTTCTCCCTAGACTCTCTACTTGATTTGTTAGGTCGAACAACCTACTTGGATCTATATTCAATATGGTATCATTCAGCCTTTCAGACTCTTCTAGTAAAGCAGATATTTTACCCTTTAGTTCAGAGATGACTTGGGTTGAGTTTGCTTTAGCTTCCAGCTTAATGAGTAAATCTTTTCTCATTGCGTTTTTAGCTGCTAGACGCAACTCTAAATTCTCTAGAGCCGCCTTCGCTTTTGTAGCTATATCAGTCTCGGCAATAAGCTCTGAGTATATAGAATTAAGCTCTTGTATGTCGGCCTCTGGAGAATACTCCATAGCTTCTGGAGTAGCTAGAGCAGAGAAATAAGTTAGTCGTTTAGATGTTTTCTTTATTACGTTCTCTATAAACTGACTACGGGTAAGCTCTTCAAGTAAGGTAGATAGGCGAACATCTACATATTTTAGTAAACTTATTCCGCTCTCTTGTTGAGAATATAAGATTGATACTATATCCCTGAACCCTACCTTTAGCCGTTTCTCTATCTCTTTAGATACTGCCTCTCTCCCGCTAGCTACTTCTTCATTCCTTGTGTGAAGTTTAGCCGAAGTCATAGTCCTTGTGATAGTGTGAGGAACCCCATCAAATTCCGCCATCAATCTAACTAGAAAGCCGGAGTCAGACCCTAATTTCTTTACTACTTCACTTCCGCCAGGGATAAATGTTGGGCCTCCTAGACTGAAAAGTATTGCCCGAAGCAGGGTAGACTTACCGGCCCATGGGTTCCCGACGATTAAATTAAGCCCAGGGGAAAAGGATACGGACAAGTTCTCGTGGCACTGGAAGTTCTTAAGCTCAAGTTCTCGTATCATTGACTATCTCCACATATAAAGTGTTTAGCTTCTCGTTGCCTTGTATTGCCCGTTCTACTGTCTCTTTAAGGTCTATAGTAAATCCATCACAGGAGGTTACAGGAACATCTGTCTGCTTCCCTTTGCTTGCGCTAGGAACAGTTCCTCTAAAGAATAATACGCTGTCGGATCTTAGGATATTATTCAATAGCCTGGCTGGTAGCTTTTCTCCTCCTAGATCTAAATCCAAAATAGGGAAGTATTCCCCTGACTCTTCACAAGAAATTAGATCTGCTAATGTACATTTACCGTATAAGCTGTTTTTAGTAATTGTAGTTAGGCTTTGAAATTCCATGGTACTTGTATCTAAGATGAGCACTCTCCTTCCTGCTACTTCGTCAAACCCTAATGGAAACACATTACCTACTATGTGTAATTTTCCATTCAGCTTAGAGGATGGGACGTGCTCATGGCCCATAAGAATATATTCAAATACCTCCAACAATTCTTTTGCCTTTCCCTCTGTTAGATTGAGGGAAGTTTCTGACATATTGGAAAAGCCACGATTGTAATTACAGTGCAATAGCAGAATGTTGTGCTTATTTTTAGCTTTTATTGCCTTCTCTTTAGCTAGCTCTAACGAAGCTTCAAAGGAAGATTGGTCCCAGTGATGCGTAACAAATGTTAGCCGTAACGAATTGAAGTCAACTATTCTTATAGGGTTCTGTCCTTGGTTATTCCTTATTATATCACCTTCAAAAATTTCTTGTAAGACGCTTAATGATCCTTGCATTCCAGCTACGTTTACATTGTCATGATTCCCTTCTAGTATGTAGTCTACCCAAGTATCTAGGCTATTCGCTGCTTGAATTATGATGGTTTCAGGGTTAGAGAAAGTGTCGAATACATCACCTAGACATATAACATGATCTACTTTTTCTTTTATTACAATCCCTCGTATCCTTTCTAGTTCGGCTAATATGCGTAGATTTAGCCTCTTTGAAGATTCGGCAGTAGTGTTCGCTAATCTTTTTACTCCGATATGTGGGTCGGTAAAGAAAAGTAGTTTCATTGCGGTTCTCCCGTTGTTAAGTCCCAGACGTAGTTGAACATTTCTGAGTAATTGTCAAAGCGTTTTGCGTGTGAGAGTAGACTTCTCAGACGTATTCCATTTCTATTAGCATACAATAGAAGTTCACCGTTCCAAACTTCAAAGTCACCTCCCACCCCCAAAAATAAAATCCAAGTGTTTGCTCTAGCTTTAGACCACTTTTCAAAATGTCCCAATAAGGCTGTGGATACCATAGAAGAATAACAATCAATTAGAGATAGATGTGTTGCAGAGTATTTAGAATCCACTACAGACACCTTCCCATCTCGCAACAATAGGTGGTCCCCAGGTTGTGAAGCTACTAAGTTACCAGCCGCCTTAGTATCTATGAATCTATGGCATACCGCTAGCTCCCCTTCCCGCAGCTTTAAGTTAGCTCTAACCGAAAATTCATCCTGGAAATCTTCCCAAGATTTGAAGTCTTTGAATGTTTCTTTTATCTTTAACTTGCCAGCAAACGGAATGGCCTTTAATATTTTCATGAGGCAGAGTATCCGATAGTAAATGTATGATTTTGATGTAGCACCAAGTAAGCTCTATCATATCTAAAATATTGCTTTCTTCTAATAAAGTCTGCAATTTGATTTCTCCCTTCTTCGGTACTCATCATTCCAGTCTCATCCCGGAACCAATCAACTTCTAGGAAAGTCTGTTTCTCTGCTCCACTAAAATGAAAATTTCCTGACGACGATGGAATCTCAAGAACTCTAATAAGCATGATATGTTCCTCTATTTTACTGTTTCACAAGGACAAGAGAGAGCTAAAAATTCCAGTAAGTTAGGTGGGGACACCCCCACCTAATCTTATTTATTTCCCATCAATCCACTCTATAGCTTCATTTAGGTGGACGTATCACTTTTTCCAGTCAGAAATATTACCCATACTTTCTGACTGAAAGCCTAAATCAAGCTGCCCTAATGTGTAATCAGTTACCCGGGTCTCAAAGAAGTTTTTCTCCTTCTTTGTCACTAAGGCCGCTTCTATCCAGCTAGGAATATCTACCGAAGGGAAAGCTTTTTCTAATCCAATAGACTCCAATCTTCGATTAGCAAGAGCGTACACAATATCCATGTGAGTTTCTATAGAATAGTTAATAGTTTTCTGAACTATTGCGTGTTCAGCAAAAGCGTATTCTAGATCTACAGCTTTTACTATAATCTGACGTACGCTCTTAAGGACAGGTTTTGAAGCTAAGTGAGGATGTTCGGCTATCATTGACTTAAGGAGAGACACTCCAAAAGATACATGCAAAGTCTCATCCCTCGCAATATATTGAAACTGCTCTGCTGTTGCCTTCATCTTTCCCCGTACCGCAAGAGATTGAATGGGGCCAAATAGGTTCGCCATGAACCAGATACCTTCAAATGCCAGATACCAAAATGCAGTAGCTAAAAAGATATGCGTTATTTGCTCCTCCGAATATATAGCTCCGTTTATAGGAGATTCATACGCTTTAGACTGCAAGTTTTTTATAGACTCTGAACATTCACTGGCGAATTTTACTCTATTTAGTAGAGCTGGGTGTTTAAGGTACATTGTATACACGGATATCTGATCCAGCCCTAGGTTTTCTATGCAGTATTGATATGCGTGAGTGTGTAACGCTTCTTGAAAAGCTTGCGTAGCTAAGGCATGTTTTATTTCTGGAGTAGAAATAACCCCAGATAAGGATTCTGATATGTCTATTCCACGAAGCAAATCAAAAGTAGTAAGCTGAGCGAATACAGTCTCAAACATTACTTTCTCATGTTCCTCCATTTCCCTGTCCCAACAGTGAATGTCTGGAGCCATCGGAATCTCCATTGGAGTCCAATGATTTGCCAGCATATCCTTATAGTTTTCCCAAGCCCATTCGTAACGCAAGGGGAATAGGATATGGGGGCAGGGAGGAGAGAATAATTTCTTTTCTTCAACTATATCTGAAGCGTTAAAAGTAGTCATAGGTTTCCCCTTAAGCGTATTTATTGATGGTAGCAAGAAAATCTGGTTTAACTGGGTCGCTTGGTAACATCACTGTTTTTAAGTAGCGAAAATACGAAGAAGGAATGTCCTCTGGACGCTTACCTTTATGTTTTCCTAGTGGCATGATTTCGTATGGCTTTGGAGTTTGCATTTCTTCTATAGCTTCGGAAAGATTGTCTATAGAATCTATTAGAGAAAATACAGATACCACGTCATACGCAGCGTCATGCGCTCCTTCTGGACTGTAATTTAACCTAGAAGTTACTAGATCTGTTAGTTTTAACGAAGGATACTCATACCAATGACGTAACGCATAAGCATATAAATCAAATACTTGCACCTTCTCATGTATGCTAGATATGCTTCCGCTATATGGACAGAAAGACTTGTCCACTAGACCAAGTTCCACATAAATTTTCAGCAGGATTGGGATATCGTAGGTAGTTATATTGTATCCAGTAAGAACTACAAGTCCATTTTCATAAATATGCTGATAGATAGAATATACTAAATACTGATAACTAATTGCCCATTTTACGTGATCGTTAGTAATGCCATGAATGTCAATGGCCCCTGCCGGAATAGACATTCCAGGGTTACAGAGGGAATTTATGAGCGGAAGAATATCGGTAGACTGTTCTCCGTCATATTTCTTCTGCAACAAGGCACCAGATACAGGGTAATCTATACTCGGAACAGGTCCGGTGGTTTCAAAATCTAAGCCAAGGATATTAATCACTGTTTTGTACCTTTTCTGTTTTGAGAAAGTAATGTAGGCATTTCTGCCCAATAAATAATCTCTGAGCCGACATCCAATCTATCAGCATTCTCATTCCATACTCCATTGTTATACTCGCACTCAAACACTCTGTGTTTAGTGACCACTAAATATAGGCCAGGTTTAGTAGGAGCGTGTTCAGGTGGAATTAAATACAAGGTAGCTCTTAAGGAAGAAATATTTCTCACAGGATTAACCTCCAAAGTTCCTAAAGTTTTATAACATCTCAGACATACTACACTAGGCTGAGGACCGTTAGCGGTAGACATAACCACTTCATGCTTCACATGCCCTTTTAAGTAGCATATTGCTGAGGCTATTGCCTGGGAATGGGCTGCTATGTAGTTGAATAATTTAAGCATCAAGGATCTTTCTGACCTCATCTTCGCTTACCTCTTTCAATTTTTTCACTCCGCCCCATGACGTAGCCCCAACCGATACTTCAGTAGTAAGAGGTATAGGATAACCTGGGATAGTTATTCCCATAACCTCTCTGGCCTCCATAATATAGTCATAGGCAGCCTCCTTCCTAACACAGGCTACCATCTCATCGTAAATTGGAGATAAAGTAGTTATGTGGTATTTTGCTACCATCTTTCTACGTCGTATTTCTGTACGCATTTCATTTAAGGCATCTGCACATACTCCTTGAATCTTATAATTCACCGCCTGTCTTTCTGCTCTAGAGCGGCGCATAGGGTCGTCAGAGAAAAGATCATCTGTTAAATGCCGCCGGTTACCATACGCTGTAGTAACATATCCAAAGGTTCTAGCCTCCTCTATCACCCTAAGTTGAAATGGGCGGATACCTGGATAGGTGGCATGTAGCCCGTCAAAGAACACTTGACCCAACTCAACTGGAACATTAAGCCTCTCTGCTACTGTCCTTGCTCCACCTACATATTGTACGGTGAATAGAGTAGTTTTCCCGTATTTTCTACAAAGATCAAACGCGGCTCCTATAGACTCACTACTAGGATTGCTGTAAGACTCAAAGAATTCCTCATAGGTTAAAGGACCGTTAACAGGTACGCCGTACCGAGGAAGAAGAATGTGCGCAAATCCTGAAGCAGTCAGAGAATGTAAATCTTTTCTTGGGGTGGAGGTGAACGCGCCTAACATTGTTTCGTCGCCACTCTCACACGCCATTACTACTACTTCTTCATTAACTATATCTATGCAAATATAGCAATGGTCTTTTGAGTAAGGAGTAAAAAATTTACGGATGCGAGAATCTTTTTTAGATACTTGCAGTTTATTCGGGCTTGTTCCTGACGGTCTCCTTGTTACAGTTCCGCACTCTATAATGGTTGGATGCACTTTACCATCGTAAGGATGCACCCATTTAGGGTAGGGAATATAATACAACTCCTCATTTTGAGTAATAGATGTAATTTCTTTGTAGAGTTTTAAGACCTCCCCTACTCTAAGGTCTTCAGGAGTGTCTCGTAAATCATAGGCAAAGGCTGCGTCAATTGCCGCATTTCCAGACGCAGGAGCCCCGAGGAGGCCATGAGTGTCTCTAAAAGACCCTTCCTCTTTCTTCCCTCTTTTCCTTACAGGAAGGCCCAATTTCCCGTAGAACATATCCATCATCTGTGGCGCACTTCCAAAATTTAAGGGGTCTCCAGATATCTCTTTACTTCCCATCCCTCTAGTAACATACACATAGTTAGCAAACGATACTAATGCATCATAGGCTTCTCCAGTTCTCTTCTTTACTGAAATGCAATCTTGAGCTTGTACCAGCAGTTCTACGAATTTTCTCACCTCTTCAGAATAAGTAGGCAGAAGTTCTTCATAAGCGAATAGCCAATCGTTAAGGGTTTTTTTAGAGTAAGTAGCAGTAAACTCTAAGTCAGGAGCACCTAAAGCTGTAAAGATCTGATTAATCTTCGATGCCGTAGGTATAAACTCTGGAGGAGTCAGCACTTGGGTATAGTCTTCATAATGAGATCGTATCCAAGCAAGCCGCCAAACTTCTACTTGTTTCTCCTCCACTCTAGCCATAGATTGACCATCAACCTTATGTTGAGCTACCTCCCAATATAGATTGAACAGGTTTACCGCATCAGCATACTCCCTTTCTTTGCTCTTATTGTCACAGTGTTCCTTAAGTAGCCCTCTTAACTTCTCAATGTTTGATTCTTTAAGTGCAGCATCATGTGCATGAGTCTCTTGGATGGCAGGAACATCAATCATCTCCCCTGTTCTATATAACTCCGCAGAATCAAGAGCTTGTTGAGTATGGTTCTCAACATAAAATTTGAATGTATTTTCAATCCTTAGAATAATGTTATATAGTCTATACAGATGGGAAGTTACTAAGGAGTCATCGGTAGCGTATTTTAAGACATGCTGGGCAGACAATTGGCTCATGTTCAACTTACCATGTTCTCCAGCTACAACCTCCTTATACGTTTGTTGCGTATATCCCAAATCTACTTTAGACAAATACTTCAAGTTGTGAAACCTATCTTCCTGCACATAGGACGACATTACCTTTGTATCGTATGGAGCTATCTCTGGTATAACTCCGCAATTAGTAGCTGCAACAGTCAATTCAAACTGTGCGCTATGGACTACCACTGGCATATCTATTGAAGCTAATATATGCAATAACCAGGTAGCCCACTCTAAAGTAAGATTCAGAGTATTGAAGTGATTAATAGAAACATAGATAGTCTTAGACTGATTAAATCCATAGTTAATGGATATTCCTGTGAGCTTTTGCGACAAAACATCTACAATATCTTCATTCTTGAATCTAGCCAAAAATTCAGGAGGAGCATCACTAAAACTTTCAAAGTCATACGAAACAATGCTAGACGCCTTTAAGTCTTCTGCTAGAGAAAATAAGGGTTGAGTGTTCTCCGCCGTTATGAGTTGAGCTACAGGGAAAACGTGAGAGATCATAGACGTTAGTCGAGCACCTCCAGGCACAAGAGAAAGAATCTCACCAACTACGTCAGCATTAGGTATTCTCGCTTCATGTGACAGCTTAACTACCTTATCGTCTCTACTTAGCAGTATTCTAGTAGGATGTAAAATAGCTAGATTAGCCATCCTAGTGGAGTGTTCTATGTCGTCTGTGATACAAGCCCCTTCAAAGGGATGGTCATTTAGTATGTCATGAATTGTGGCAGAATCGAATCTTAATATGCTATTCAGTAATTCGTTTGATGCCTCTACCCCTAAAGAGGAGAGTAATTTTTTTACTCTCACTTCCCCTAGTTTGCCTACTCCAGGATATTCATCGGAAGTATCCCCTACTAAAGCCTTATAGAGAGCTAGATTCTGTATAGGAACATCCTCGTAAACAGTGGCCGGGCCTTTAATGGAATATTTAATGTCCCTGCAAATAACTTCTACGTTCTCTAGGGTTGCTAATTGTATGAGATCTGAGTCTACCGTATAAATAGATATTGCCTCATCCTTCCTTAATCCCTCAGTAATGTGCGCTATTACGTCGTCAGCTTCTTGATCTTCAACATACATGAATAGCACACCCATGTATTTAAGTAACCTTTCGGCTGACTTAAGCAATTGTTCTTTTTGTTTGCTATGTACCCAGTCTAAACGCTCTGAGGAAGTCTTTCTTTTTTGATGGTATTTTGGGTAGATAGCTGAACGTAATGCAGTTCCTTTATCAAGTACCGCAATAATGTCAATAGGGGCGATGTTAGGGTGCGCAGGAGTACCTACAAGGGGAATAACATACCTATCCATAAGCTTTTTTAACCCAAGTTCCCATCTAGGGTAGTTATTAGAATCAGCTCCAGCAATAGTTCCTTCTGAAATAGAAGAGTAAAAACATCGAAGAGCAAGACCGTTAAAGTCAAGAATAACTTTCATTTTGACACCTTTATAAGGCCGCCCTATTACTCTAGGCAGCCTTAAGATTATGTAAGACTAGAAAGATTGTAGGTTTATTGAGGGCTTAGTAGTGTGCTTTTAGCGTCCCCTCCAAATCATAATATAAAAGCATAGAGAAAAGAGGGCGAAAGTTCGCCCTCTTCACTTCTAGTTAAGGATATACTAGCCCATTCCCTGCAACAATCTCCATAAAAATAGGTGTAAAGGGTTTTACCGCTTTGGTAACTACAGGCCCTTTGAATACTCTAATAAGGGTATTCGCTATCGCATACTCTGCGTCTTCCTTAGAGGTGGCCCCAGCAATGACTCCAGCAAAAATCTTAGTTACACTAATAATTGATGTTGGAGGGACAGACAGCAGTATCGTCTCTCCTTCAAGGGCATGGGATGGACTGCTTACAATCTGAGTTGTAACGTCTATATACACCTTTCTTTCATAGGCGTACCCTTTCGAGGCCCACTGTTCAATGTAGACTTGAAGTGGATCCCCTGAAACAGAATTCACATCGTCGTAAGAGTAGACAACCTTGGAGTCTGGATGGTCGTCCGATATCTTAGGCTTATAGACATACTTAGATCTGGACCCAAGCAAATACCCAACAAACTCCTCTCCTAGCCGAATATTGTTATTGGTGCAGAAGAACCCTTGATTCAGAGAAATGGTCGGACGTACTCCAAAAGCGTTGAAGTTGAGTCCCTCAAACCCAAGAACGTCCGCCAACTTTTCGATGTTCGAGGCAGGAGCGGCCTTGACTATAGGATGGCTTTCAGGCATGGCGGTGGCCTCTTTATTGTGAGCTTCAGGCGGCACCATGGGCAGGTCTTTTACTGCCGATAGGGGAGGCGCTGGGGGCACTACTGGGCGCACCTGGGTAGGTTTCATCGCGGGATTGGCCGCCAATGGCGGGGGAGGGGGAGGAGGAATGGTAGGCATGTAACACCTCTAGATGGTTAATAGAACTAAAAATCAAGAATCGAAAATTAAGAATCAAAACATTGTGGTATCTATTCCATTTTCCCTCATCATTGTCATGCTTAGTTTAACTGAAGGTCTGGAAGAGACTAAATGCTCCCCAGGAAGAGTGAACCCTAAATAGTATTGTTCAGCAAGTATCAGGGCCTTGAAGTCTGAGATTTGATGTATTCGTACAACTCTCCCGTTACGTAGTGAATAATTATTGATAGCTGCAAACGCATGAACTACGTCTATAATCAGAATTTCTCCGTCTTTCTTATATGTTTTGTCCGGAATATCTACACTAGAACCATGACGTTTAAGTGTAGCAGCTTCACCTAACAAAAGCAAGGCCCTAGACATCTCTGTTACATTGGTATAATCGTCTCTTGAAGTGGCTTCCGCAACACACGCTGACCTAAAATCTGCCTCAAGAGAATTGATGTCGTCTTCTACTGGTATTTTCAGTGAGTTGAATACCCTTCGGCTAAAATCTAGTCCAACCCCAACTACCGCTCTACCATACCGCTGTCTTTCAGTAAATCTATCTGGCAGAGTATCTACCCAAGCATCAATCCTATTTGTTACCCAATCATCGGTAGTTTTAAGGGACAGGATTAAAGCTGCCTTTCCCATCTCCATATACCGTTGTAAGCTAGCTCTAACAATATTAGCTTGCTGATTTCTTGGCCTTAATGACCTCTCATGTAACTGTATTCTCACAGATCTATCGAGCAGGGCTGGTAAGTCTGGAGAATGCTCTGAGATATATAGCACAGGAGCGGTAGCAAATAAGGACCGGCTTACTACTCCGATCCCAGAAGCATGTTTCTCTTTCCCTGAAGTTAATCCCCCACGCCTAATAGGAGCCCCATTATAGCATCCTTTTAACATCTCTAATATTTGATGATAGTTTCTACCTACGCCATGTTCATTAACTTCATCTAGTATCCTGGGAACGGTAGTTGTACTTGAAATGGCGTCTATCACTGGAAACAATGTTCCTGCCGACAATTGAGGAGCTGGGTATTTAGAATATAGGCATCCATGAAAATGAGCGGCCCAAGAAGCTGTAGGAGTTTTACCTGATCCTCTCCCACCCCATAAATTAAGCAAAGGGAATTCTCCTCGTATCCCATGTATATGCGCTTTTAAGAAACAGGCAAAAACCCACCCAAAAATAACTGAAGTAACTCTTGACTCGTTTACTCCCCAGAAGGCGCGTAATGCCGCTACATAGTCATAATTCACTTGATCTGGAAGTTTTATGTTTAGGAATTGTGGAAGAGCTTCTTTTATGTAGGTATCGTTCGGCCCATTATATAAGTGCGTCCCTGTAACACCCATCTTATTCACTGAGAACCCTAACTCTACCCAAGTGTATCTAGGGTAATTGAATATTATGTCCCTTTGTACCCCTACAGTAGATACTAGCTCTTGCGTATCTAGTTCATCTAGCCCAGTTAGTATATGATGTTTAAGTCGTTGCACTCCAACATCTGTGGCTGTTACAGTAAGATTTCCTATTCCAGTAAAACATGCTATAAACTTAGACCTAGAGCCCCAAGCGTCCTCATCTATGGCTACAGTGCCTACTGTTTCTCCTGCCACCTCAACCGTACATACAATATGCTCTCTTCTTTTTTCCTCTGTAACTTTATCTATGACATGCACTGCACGAATTGGGGTTAAGGTAAATGAAGTTAGCCTTATATTTTCCTTACCAGCCGTATCGTAATACCCGTCGTCTCTAGCTACAATAAAAAATCCTGAGTCCAGCGCCATACTTACCCCTTGAATGGGGCAGGATGAGCAGGGTGATGAGCTTACTACTGAGCGCATCCCAGCGCATGAGAACTTCTTATCCGGCCTATGCGATAAATAGCTTAATAATGCGTATATATGTCTGGATCGGTCTCTTTCTGTGCTATAAGTGGTTGACTGTAAATTCTTGCTAGCCAAGTTAATTATAGAAGCCATTTCGGCTTTATCAGTTCCAGACCTCAACAAATATACAGCTAACTGAAATGCTACTCTATTGAAGGTTACTTGACCTTTACTATGTCCTTGTGTCAGTTCTCTAATGCACCCTGGGGGGTCGGTTTTGAATCTAGCTAGTTCAGCGGACTCTACAGGGAGGGTGTTGTTGGCTGATTCTATATCTACTATTCGTTTCTTGGCCGATTGAAACATCTCTAATAGAGATGAAACACTGACATTGGGTGCCGACATCGGCAAAAAATATATATTTCTAGGGCCTGATGTCAATGTAGCATACTCTGCTACAGTCATAGACTCTAATTCGCTGTTAGCAATCCTTACCTTATATTTTCCGTCTGGTCGCTGAACATTTGGCACTCTAAAAACATTCCCTCGCTCCCCAGCATACGGAGAAAAATCCATCCCTGGAACATATAAATCAGTTGCCACTTGAGCATAGATTTTAGGGAGATTCTTTAATGCTCTTCCGTCATAAAAGCATTTAGGATGTACTAGAATGTGAAACCCTTTTGACCCAGAACAATATATTTCCATATTCTCTTCTGCTACTCCATAAGAAATTAGCCTACTTACTAACTCCTTAGCAGATAAAATTGAGACAGACAAATCCGCATGGTCTATATCAGCGTAAAATGGGCCTTTATACAGAAGCTTGGATCTATCGGCACTGTCGGTTACTGGATCTGAAACAGAGAGTATAGTTAGTCTTTTTGCTCCTCTCTGCATAACAGCTCTAATAGCTGACTCAGTATCTTCTACTAAACTCCATGGTTGATCTTCAGCAAGCTGATAGTATCTGAACATTCATCAACCCCTATTAGTTGACTGTATTTGTTAGTTTTTTCGGGCGGAAATTACAGTTTACTTCATTTCCCCGTTATTAGGCCATAAATTTATCTAAGCAGAGATCGTGCATTAAGGATGTTTTAGTTATAGTTGACTCCCCTAGGTCAGAATATTCAAGACCTATTTCTTTTTCTTTATAGGCTTTGGCTACAACTTCAAGCCTATTTTTCATCATCACAACTCTTTTAGCCCAAATAGTCTGCAAGATGTTAAGGACATATACAGTTGTTGCCTCTTCCTTGGTCGCTAATAAGGTTCTAGATACGGCTTGCTCAAGCAGGCCGGGAGAAGTTATTGGCTCAACACAGATGATAGTAGAGCAGACCTTACCCAACGTAAGCCCAACTCCTCCAGATTGTGGATTTACAACTATTACTCTACACGTTTGATCTTTCTTAAACTTTTCTGCGGCCCCAGCTTCTCCTCTGCCATCTCCATATAGGATGTCTGGATTAAGGCCCAGTTTAGCAGCCCAATTATAGAGAGTTACTATACTATTACGATAGTTAGCATATAGTATAAACTTATCCTCTAAAGACGCAATCAATACTTCTAACCTATCTAAAACTTTATTGCTGATACTCTTATTTTCCGCCAGAAGATGTGGAGATACTACAAGCTGATGGGCAATCTCCATAATTTTTCTTAGAGAATCTATATCTATTTCTTCTTGAGGTAGGGAAAGTATTGTAGATTCTAAAGTAGTTTTATATAGTCTTAGGTGCTCTGGAGATAGCTTTACAGGAAGTATCTGCAACGCTGGGATGGTTAGCCCTGGAACTTCACTCCTTAAAACACGTACCGCATACTTAAAAAGATTGCCATTTAATTGGTCGAGTCGAACGAACCTATCTGGCACTTGCCTAGTTCTGGCTTTAGTTTGAATTAGTCTAAGACTATTAGTCTTAGGCTTAATAGAAATGGTCTTCATAATAGTATGCGTATTATCGTATTGTTCTCTACTCCAATAGGCTGTTGGATTGAGCAATGATATTATGGGGTATGTTCCGTTTGGAGAAGTGTAGATAGGGGTTCCTGTACTAAATATTATTCTCCTCCCTTCTCCTGGGTAAAGATTAATATGATTGTTACAGGCTGAATAAAAGGCGCTCCCCTCATCCTGAAGACCCAGATGGGCCTCATCTATCATGAGTATTTTGTACTCCGCTAATAGTTGCTTATATAGTGGCTTTTCAAATTCTTGAGACCCAGTAAACATATTGGTCAGTAGAGATCTAGTAAGTAGTATAATATCTGGAAACGTCTCTTCCCCAGATAACCACTTCTCTGCTATCTTTTTACGTTGAGCAGTAGTCCCCTCATATATTTTATATGTCGGTAGTTTTCCCCCTATCTCTAAGAACGTTTCAATAAATTGTGTATACAATACATCTGGCATGACTAACATAGACTTTAACCCGTAATGAGCAAAGAAAATGGTTGCCAACTGCATGATAATAGTTTTGCCAGTTCGAGTCTGGCTAAATAAGCCAAACCTATTGTGGTATTCAGGGGAATGATAGAGGAGCTGCCAGAGTGATTGTATTTGAGCTTCATACAAATCAAACGGCAATACCTGCGGAAACTTAGAATATATGTCTTCAGAATATCCGATCGTTTTCAACACGTCAGAGAAAGTCATTTTAGCAGCCCTCTATCTATTCTTATAGTAGTCATTTACTAGAGCTTCAAACGTCTCTTCAGGGTAAGCTAATGCCTCACCTCTACGACTCCTTGCTAGGTTTTCTGAAATCATCCCGGCCAATCTAGATGTTATAGTCAAGTCAACACTTACCTTATCCTCCTCTTTCTTTGTTTTTCGCAGTTTCCGCAATAACTTATGTCCTTTATACGTTAATCGGTAGGCTCTACCAGACTCGGCCAAAGGAAATAAAGCCGCTATATATTTTGCATCCTCTAACAAATCAATAGCGTAAATATACTTGCGCCTAACTTCTTTATCTTCAATCTCAGCTAACTTTCCTTGTATAAGAACATATTGATCCGCCGCTTCAGCGCAAGACAAGAGGTCTAGTACCACGTTCATATCTAAAATCATTGTAACTCTCCCAATAAAAGGATGTGTAGAGTTGTAAACAGAAGAAAGGGCATCCTTGCCCGATAATTATTCGTCCTTAATAAAGACCCCGTTAACCAGTTTTCCGGTACGCTGTTTAATGGTGTTATATGCCTGAGAGAGCATCTCCAATAACGGAGAGTAATGAAATTCAGGCTTCCTCTGTATGCCTTCGGTGTTGTAATACAACTCTGCTAGCAAAATTAAAACAACTTGAGTATCTCCAATACCATCACTAACTTGACTTCTCAATTCTTCTTTGGCCTTTTCATATCCTTTAATAGAGCCATATCTCTCTATCGCTTGATCGTATGAAAGTAAATTAAACGCATCAAGCTTCTGTGCCGCTACTAAAGTTTCACTTGCTTCCTCTAAAAGCTTAGTAGCTTGAGGGGCGATTACATCATGTTGAAGAATTCCACGTTGTCTGCCCCAGTCTTCAATCTTACGAGACAGAAAGCTAAAGCCAATACTGGATACTGCACGCATATTAATCTCCAAGTTTAGTAAGTTAAAATTGAGCTTCAAGTCTTTTTAAGAACTTAATAAAAAGTAACAAAGAGTCTCCTTGTTTTGGCTCCTCAAGGATGCTTGCTGTAGTAACAGCAAAATTAATGATCTCCCCTACTACCTGGCGGACAGTTAGAGAAGTTGTAGGATGATTAAAGATATCTAAACCATAGTAGTACTCCTCTATCTGTTTACTTGCGTTATCTTTCCACTCCTCATATTTTGCCCGCTCTTCTGCGAGTTTTTGACAATAATGTTCAGCTTTTTGCGCATCCTCTCCTGGGTTTTCCTTTACTCTGGCAAGATACGCTATTGCTGAATACCTTAGATAACCAAGAAATTCCTTTCTATCTCCCCATCCTGGCATAGCTTCCCAGGGTTGGATTGGCAAAGAGCTGTAATGTGTTCCTCCAACTTGTTTTTCGTTTGCGTCAGACATTGTTAGTTATTCCTCCAATAGTTTATGCATAGCTACAATAAAGTCACAGCAAGCTGAGTCCGCTAGATCTGTTAGCGCCCTAATTTCTCTTGTATGTCTCATAGAAAACACAATCTCTATAGCATCTAAAAAATCAGCTTTAGCTGTCTTAAACGCATCAACCTTAGTTATATCAGAGATAGGAAGAAAGGTAGGGCAAGATGCGTAATTTAGTTTTGGGCTATCTCTGTAAATTTACCCTCCCACTGGCCGTACATACGCAATATTATTCATGCTTATAGGTATGACTGGCACAGATACACTATAGGTACAAGCACCCTTCTTTGATGGGTGCAGCCTACCATTAGAAGTTCTCTTCCATTCTGCATAAGCGCATCGCTCACAAATACTCATTTTATTGCCTCTCTCGATGTTGCTGCATAAATTTCCTCAAGAGCATCAGCTTGTTTTTTAGACAATGACCAACCGCCATCTAACCTACCCTTCATAGCATATAATATCTTGCATTCAGTACAAGTAAGGGTATCCCTTACTCGCAGACAAGCGTTGACCTTCTCTCTATCTCTACGTTGATACTCTGATATCTTCATTTTCTACACTGCAATAGGAGCTGAAATTGTGCCGCAAGGATCATACCCCATAAGTACGAAATCTCTTTCTCTGTAAGCATAAAGACCTCTATCCTCTGATATAGATAACAGAGGTAATTCGCGTGGAGTCCTTCTTAATTGTTCTACCGCTTGACGCACATGGTTAGCATATAAGTGTAGATCTCCAAAAGATATTACTAACCTATCTGGCAGTAATGTAATAGCTCCTTTCCTTGTTGCCCTATTATTATATTCCTTTAAGAGTAGTCTAGTTAATATAGTGTACTGCGCTATATTGAAAGGAAGCCCCAAGAAAATGTCACATGACCGCATATACAGATGGCATGTCACCTTTCCGCTACTGGAAACACTAAATTGAAAAAACGTATGGCAAGGAGGCAGGCGCATTGCATTGATGTCAGCTACATTCCATGCTGACACAATATGCCTTCTACTAAATGGGTTGCTCAACAATCCTTCTATCAAGTTATTGAATTGGTTTATTGGCTTACCATTCTCGCTTCCCCAGCTAAACCATTGTTTCTGATATATAGGCCCTAATTCTCCGTTACTGTCTGCCCAAGGATCCCAAATATGGCAGCCCATTTCTTGTAGGTCTTTTACATTTGTACTGCCACTTAACATCCATAAAAGTTCTCTCACAATAGACTTAAAGTTTACAGTCTTAGTTGTTAAGAGAGGGAACTTATCTGATATGTCTATAGAAATACTCCCATCAAATACCCTATATGTCCCTACCCCAGTTCTATCCTTAGACTCCTCTCCACTCAATAACACATGACTTAACAGTTCTAGATAGGCTTTCATGTTGGACTCCCAATAAACACATAAATAGTTAAAGTATCTCCAATAGAATACTTATATCCTTCAGTATCAGTAGAAGTTAGGGTAATTCTACCTCCTCGAACGTTATGTACATTTGGCAATGTAACTGCTGCTTGTACGTTCACTTCTTTTATGGCAGTTCCGAAGTTACCTATATGCACTTCTCCTGGAAGCTCCTCTAATATGCTTCCGGCAAATATGCTATTAGCGCAATACAGCAGTAAGTAGTTAATTTTGCCATCTAAAGAAGTAAACTCTAGTATTAGAGCGGTATCGGTTATTATTTTCTTTATCGAGCAAACATTATTATACATTAACGTTAGCATGCTCGCCCCTATGAAAGTCAGAAAGTAGGCTCCCTCCTAGACGTCTAGAAAGGAGCGTGGTATTTTACTCTATAACTCCTAAGCTGTTACCCTCATCATCTAGCCACTCTATTCTTGTATCTTCAGGAGTGACCTGACAATCAGGGCATTTTTGTACGGCTATAGCCGTTCCAACAGGCTCATAATTGTCTTTCGATTTGAGCGTTACTACAGATTTCCCACACCCTGGGCACTGCACTAATAGCTGGCCTTCAAACAAAAGTAGATTAGTGATTTGAACTCTCATGTTAATCTCCGTTACTTGGAAGTAATGACTTCATGCAACCCTGCAAACTGGCCGCAATGTCCATGCGTGTGTAAGATAGAGCAACCTAAGCTGGTGACTGTAAATACAGGAGTATTGATATCTTCCCTTCGCTCCATCAGGCCGCTTCTAACAAGGTGGATACAGTCTAAATATTCCGGTGAACCCTCTACCGCCTCATAATGATTGCGCGTCCCTTGGCCCCCTGTAGTCCATCCTAAAGCGTGTAGCAGGATGTTTATTTGCGATTCAGTCATTTTATTTTACCTTTACATCTGGAGGTAAGAACTCCCAATGGGTTGGGTGAATTACTCTCCCATTCGCTACCCATCTACCTTTTCCTTTTTCCGTATACTCATAGCTCCCTATTACCCATCTACCGTCCCATAACAAATATTTAGGCCCTGCAACGTACCCTTTTTCAGGGTCGAATAGGGGTTTAGGACAGGTTTCAATTGGTTTTTCCATTATGTTCCTCTCTAGTTTCTATGCAATGCTCTTTTAATACCTCTACTAGCCACGTACATCCACAACAAGAGAAGTACCCTCTATAGGTTCTCTCAAGCTCCTCCACATTAGTTAGAACAGCTCCTTCATCAATCACCAGTCCGCTAATAGCCCTTACAGTCTTGGGGACAAACACTGTACGCTCTTCAGATACAAACACTGTACGCTCTTCAGATACAAACACTTTACGCTCTTCAGGTACAAACATTTCACACCTCACTATATCAGATAAACAAAAGGCCCACCCCCAAAACTTCGGGGGTGGGCCTCTTTAAGGGCCTCTATTACGCTGACGCCCTTTTAGGTAAGGTCTTGAAGTACCTCCGGGGCTTCCTGCACGTCCTGCACCTGAAGCACTTTGTTTTCCTCAGCCGCCGCAGGTTCCGCAGCCGCCGCAGGTGCCTTCTTCTTGCGCACCACCTTAGCTCGCTTAACTCTCAAGTTTGGATCGCGGCAGAAGACACGACACCCTAGTACTCCATTCTCAGTTCGCTCTTGAGGCACCAAGTACATATTGAGGTCATTGTTGATCCGACTCAAGCCGCTACTAAGGTCTTTCGCGGCTTTTTTAGGAATGAAAATGGATTGTCCGGGCCGCATCCGAGCAAACGGGTATTTCGGCTTGCGACGAGTAGGAACGTACTCCACCCCCTCATCAAACACCACCTCAACCTCCTCCTCCTCCTCAAAGGCTTCCTGCAAGGTGAAGTCTGTCTTCTCCTCAACGCCTACTTCTGAAACGGTCTTCACCTCTTCCACAACCGGCTTGGAAGTTTTTCTAATGTTACGAATGCCCATTTCTGTTCCTCTATTGGTTAATGTCAATCAATTACTAGACAACGCTATTATGTACTATCTGAGATGGCTTGGCAATAGAGCTCCATACTGTGCCAGTAAATTAATTTTCATTTGCAGCTCCGGCCCCAGTTCCACCAACTGGACTACATTAGCTGATCCTAAATCCCCGTCATACAGGTCTAAATGGTCTTCCGCTGCCCTCCATAACAGCTTCTCGACGCCAGCCAATTCCGAGGGTAGTTTTTCTCTGCTTTGTAAGCTGAACAGTAAGGCCCTCCCAAGCATGCCCAAACTAATCCACTCTTTCCCACCCTTCCCTTGATAATACTGCGCACCTAGCTTATCCAATTTAACCGCAATATCGAAAACATCTCCATATTTACTTGAAACCAGCGGCAAGTGAACCGCCACACTACTATTTAATGGAAGTTTAACAACTTTGCCCATGATACCTCCGAAATTTATTGACACGACTATGGGGAGCTTGCTATAGTTTCATTTCCTACGCTCCCGTTGTAGGATCTCGTCGAAAGACAAGTTTGCCGTCGTACCTCCTGCGACGGCTTTTTTTGCCCTCTCCATCTAGAGTTTAAGTATCCTTCCAAAAGAAGGGAGATATGTTTGCCCATTTGTTGGGGTAACTGCCCATAGGACAGGGAAAGAGCAGTCTGTTGGACAGCTCTTAGCTTTAACATCTAAATCGGTAAACACAATAACTACGTCATACGGTTGATCCTCCTCTTCTATAGCCATAAACGCCGGTAGGTAGTCAGTCCCTCCACGTCCTGGAATATCCTTAAACTCCTCCAGGAACTCTACCGCATCCTCACCCTCTTCCATAGTTTCTTCCATAGTTACTCTAGTAGAAAAAGTTATAACCTTTAATCTACGTATGCCTATGGTAGAGAGTATTTGTTGCAGCTCTGAAATAAACTTTTCCAATACTAAAAGATCTATAGATCTAGAAGAATCTATAAGTATCGCGGCATTGTCTATCGCAGACATATCTCTAAGTTTAGGTAGGTATACTCCAATAGAGTGAGACTGCCGTCTTTGAGATCTCCAGGAAAGTTCATCTCTATTGGTAGAGGTAAAATACTCCCATAATTCCGCTTTCCAATCTTTCTTGCTTTCATTCTCGACTTGAATAGCTTGCAAAATCGTACCTTCAGCCGAACCGCATCCGGTAACCTTCTCAGCTTCAAGAGCGGCTTCACGAGTCCGCTTTTCCCATAACCTCTCCGTGTTTTTTGTACATATAACATCCGCTACAGTTACCGCCCCAATTCCTTCCGACCTTCCAGTAGCGCCTAATACCCTAGACAATTCTCGTATAATCTCCCCCTTTCCAGGCAACGAGTTAATTCTTTTAGGGAGGTCAACTGACATGGGCCTCGTTGACTTCATTGGAGAGGATTCAAACGCTTCAGTTACGGTAACAGGGCTGTCTTGCCCTTGCCTTTGTCCTTGCTCTTGTCCTTGCTCCTGCCTGCTGTCATTTAGTTGAGTAGGCTTACTTAACGCCTTCTTCCGCTCCTCATCTCGTTGCTTTTTCAACATGGCATACACTTCCTCCGTAGCCATACTCCTGTATTTCTCTTCATATAGCATCCCTGGAATAAGCAAGAAATGGAACTCATGCAACAGCATGAGATTGACAACATAGTCCGCCGCTTTATTCCAAAGGACTGGATCTTTACCTTTTGCCCTATATGGATGCCCATAGGCGGCATGTAAACATTCATGCGCCACTACCACCAATTGATATTGGTGCCCAAGAGACATAAAAAATAGCGGGTTTATCTTAAGTGTATCTCCATTTGTAGATGCAGTATCTACTTCATAGGTGAAGACTAGATCCAAACCGTACAACAACCTAGAAAAGAATTTGTAGGCAGATAATAGTTTAGACCTTACTACTTTGAAGTCTGACTCAGCATACGCTTGTATAGCTGTACGCTGTTCTATAGTTAACGCTTTATCTTCCATTTGCATCTCCCATTACAGGTAGTCGGCTAGATCTGGCAAAGCCTCCATGTATTCTTCCGTCTGCTTCTTTACAGCTTTGGCCTCTTCCACCATCAATGCCCTAAAGTTTTTATCGTCTCGCATAGACGATGGAACTATCTTAGCTAGCTTATTTTCTAACGCTAATCTAATAGCCTCTACTCTAGGGTCATTAGTGAAGTTAAGCACTGAGATTTCTTTGCACAGATCCGATATGCGAGTTACAGTAACCTCCTTGAACGTGTTGTCGGGGTCTTCCATACGATCCAAAAACCCTCCCAAACACAGTTGTACTCTATTAAAAATGTCATGAGTTGCCGTGCGAAATACATCCTCCATTTCCTTTTCCGCATTCATCTTAATATGTCTAGCTTGCTCCTCCGTCAATCCATTGACCAGCCCCAATTTAGACAAATCAGGCAAAGGAAGTAGAGCGAACCTGAATTTGAATTTAGAGCGCATCTCTTGTTGCAACCTGCTGTCTTCTGCTTGTGAATACCAGTCCCCAAGCTCTATTCTATTTTCGGTAGAGATCTCTACCATTTTTGACATGAAAAGCTCGGCTCCCGCAAAATACTTTCTCTCAGCTTCTTCCATAGCTTGCACCAGTTTAGCGACATTTTGTGCCGGAACAATCCGTTGCCTGTCCAGTGTCATAGGTAGCGTCAATTCATACCAAGTAAGGCGGGCCTGCCCACGGGGAACAGAGAATACCTTAGCATGTTCCTTACTAATCAAAACCTTATACAATTTAGCCCTATCCCGCTTCGCCCCAGCTTCATCAGCCACCTTCTCGCTCGCATTCTTATCCATTACCCTGACAGGAGGGGAGCCAAACGACAAGGTAGAAAGCATGGCGGAAGAACCAATATTGGCGATATCAATAGACATGGTAATCTCCAGAAATATGTTTAGAATTTGACATGGTTTTCAGACAAAAGAACTTTCAAGTCTGAAAGAAGTTTTGGGGTATCCATACCCTTAGCATCTCCGAACAATTCCTTATGCGCTTTTACATTTGCTACCTGTTTGGCTTCCATGTCCTGCACTAGGTAGATTAAGATCTTCTCTACTCCCTTCTCAGAATAGACACATTTTCTGAGTTTATCTCTAAACTCTTTATGTCTGATGTCCATCATATTCTCCATATACACATCCAGCACCCTCCTCAGCCGCTTCTGCTATAGTCAACTCAATAAGAGAATCCAGCATCGGCCTTGAGTTAAAATCTCCAGCATCTCCTATAGAGCAGATAGAAGACGCAATGCGTTCCAAAAACCTTTCGGCGTCTGTCACTGTCAAGTAATATCCGTAAAGTGGCAGCTTTAATCCGTCAAGCAAATCCTTTTCATTAATCGTGACAGTTATTGTTCCATTTTCTCTTTTTGCTGTAGCCATATTATTCTCCTAAGAAACAGCATTTAGTCTATTATGCCAATACCTATAGTCTTCTGTCTCTGCAAGCAATGGCTTCCCATCTCGTATCATATCCAGCAAGAACCCTACCAAATCCGGACTTACTCGATAGGCGTACTTTAAGATATGGTTGATGTTGCGAGGATGAACATGCTTATATAGCATGTCCATTAGGTACACCTTTGCATCTGGCAGAGAAGGTACTTTAGCGGACATTGGATCGTCTTCGATATCCTTTAGCCTTGGCAATTCCGCCAATGAATCAAGAAACGCCACATATTCAAATCCAATTCCCTGCCCTACTGCTGAGGCCGCTAGATGGCTTCTGATTTCTTTAGGAGCCATATCAACCTTCATACTGCTCAAAAATTCCCAGGTACGTGGAGAAGCCATAGCCTCACCTTCCCGGTATTCTGAAGGAGGTTGCAGGAGGTAGTTTGGCTTTAGTTTCAAGAAAGCCAGAATCTTTGGGTCTATCTTTTTGGCTGCACCGTACTTAAGGAATTCATCAAGATCCACCTCTACTTGATAATGCAACATCCTATTTGCCAAGGCCATTGGAAGCACTGAAGCAATAGACTTATGCTTCGATAGATTCCCAGCACAAATTACCCAAGTTCCAGCAGGCATTTCATACCCTCCTAGCTTACGATCCAAGATAAGCTGATACGAAGCCGCCATAGTGCCGCGAGAAGCTGAAGTAATTTCATCCAGGAACAGAATGGATTCGTCCTCAGATGGCAGGAGGAATGGCGGATTCCACACAGTGCGACCATCTTTGATAGACGGGATACCGGATAGATCCACGCTGTCGTATTGAGACAGTCTCAGGTCGTACAACTTCCTCCCGGTTTCTTTTGCCAGCTCCCGAATTACGGTAGATTTCCCAATCCCAGGCGCGGACCAAATCCCGATAGACACGGTAGGGAAGTTAGACAACACATGCGACAAACACGACTTCAATTCAGAGATCTTTATTTCAGACATTTTATTTCTCCCGATGTAAGAATAACTACATTTATTGTTTCAAGGCATGCGTCTAAGAAAGAGGTTTCTACCTCTTCCCATATCTCTATTGTTAGCCCCCTCCTCCGTCAATAGCACAGTCAAGAAGCCTTCGTAATGCTTCTAAAAAGTCTTCATCCGTAGGTTCATCTCTACCAGCTTCTTCCGCCACCTCAAAGGCAAACTCGTATATGTCCTTACTGACATTATTAAAGCCTTCCGGCAGAAGTTCTTCTGCAAGCAACCATCGAAGCCTGTCCGTATCTGTCCAGGATTTAAGTGTATTAGACATTTAATCTTCCTCCTCGTCATACGGTGGCTGTTCAGGCAAAGGCCAACGATGCCCGCAGACATAACATCGAAAGCATTGCCCTTCTGACTCATCTCCGCTATACAGAGTAATGATCTCCCCGTCCCCTTCGTTGCATTTAGGGCACTGAGGGACTTCGCTATCCTCTGAAGGATCGTCCCACCAAGCACTTGTCTCTACTTTAACTCGCTTGTTCATACTAATACTCCAAATCTACCGTAAACTCGTGCCCACAATATGGACATACTACCTCTACCCCTCTGCTTCTTTCGGTGCCGTTTTCGCAGGGGTAGAGGTTTGTGTCCAGAAAGAAGTTTGTATCTTCGATTAAATCAATATCCTTAAAGCATTCAGGACATTGACAATCTAACGATAGCCCCATATCGCTTTCATGTTTTTCTAGGAAACACCTCAAGAAGTTTATCGTTAAGGGTAAGTATATTTGTACTACCTATACTGTTACGCCTGTGCAGAAGGAGAAACACAGGTCTCCATCCTGTAGTCACTCCTACATATCCTTTTCTCACCTTGTCCCACATATCTACTGTAACCCTATTCCAGCTATGGAGATAGGGAGCAAATTGAGGAGCTAAATTAGAAGGATCGAACTTATCTCCGTATTTCTTAGACTGACGCTTAAGGTATGCGATGTATTCGCTCATGTGTTTTACCCCCAGAGGGTATCCAATTTACGTGAGAGGTTGATATGTCTTCTCGGTCCAGAGATTCCTATTGAAGTCGTCTTACTGTTGAGAAGCCAGTCTTTTCCCATGGGGAGTGACGGTGGCCTTGGCTGGTAATCTTTCATTACCCTCTCATCTTCTTTTTCCTGCATGTCATGCTGCATCAGGTTGATAGCACAAGCCACCTCTGCCGCTTTTGCAGCACTGTTGAAAATTATTGTAGAGCACGATCCTCCAGGTACTCCAAATGTTAACACATATTTAGGCTTTTTCATCTGGTTCTCCCATTCACATATTTAAGGCCCAACGCCTTGCATAATATTTTTGCTGTTTCTTCATACATAGCCTCAGCAATAAAGTAACGCCCTCCATAATACTTAGCATTCTCTGGCTCTAATTCTTGCGTTACTCCCTTTATCTCTACATTGGCAGTAAGGGAGCCAGATACCCCATATCGCCCACGGGGAGATATCCTACCTTTTCTACTCATTTAATTTACCTCCAACATTAAAGTGGGAACCTTCCAATAATGTCTTGCACCTTCTCGTTAAGCGCCTGAAGCCCGAATATCGACTCCCTCAACTGTGCAAAGTAGGGAGGCCATCCCTCCTCAGTAAGAAATTCAGCAACTTTAGATTTGTCGGTAGTAAGAAACGGACTAATTTTATGCTCCAAAGCATCTACAGAAATAGATAACGCTCTTACTGCGCCCTCAAGGGAGGTTATTACCTGTTCTCCAATTGGCTGGTGGATATCAGCGGAAGCATTAGATGCCATTTTATTTCTCCAGGTTCATGTTGATGTCGTCTGCTTTCATGCAGAAGGTAACGTATGCTGAATGCGCCGCTTCGGCTGCGGCAATTAACTCTCCTCTATTAGAGGCTTTCGCCTTCCTTACTACATCTTCAAGGTGTTTCAACACCTCAAGACTCGCTACAACTTTAGAACACATTGGTTAATTCCTCACGTCCAGGGTAAGCTTAGTTTAGTGGAAGTTTAGTGATATTTAGTCTCATTACATCCATTTGAGCAGGGATACCATGCTCAGTACCATCCTTCGATACGTCCCCTAACTGAAACACTACCATAGCCATTCCTTCTTTCAGACGGGTAGGATGGGCTTGGATATCCGCACTAAAACTTTCGTATTGTTGCTTATCTTCGTCCCACCTCCTTAGATGGACTACTGATTTTGTATGGTCCTGCTTAAACTTATAAATCATTTCGCTCACCAATTCTATTGGTGACTTTTTAGATGCCTCAAACAAATTCAGGGTGCATACCTCATGAAACATTTCAAGATAAGCATCAACCTGCCCCCCACAATAGACCATAGATACAATTCCATTAACCTCAAAGATACTCTCCTCTTCAGGAAATTCACTAATAAATATCGCATGATCAAAGTCCAACTCTCCATTTACCGTAGTTAAGGTTACCATACCTGGAATAGGTAGGGGCTCCACCCCTTCAATTATAGTTATTTTAGTCTTGTCTTCCGGCACCTTAAAAAAGACAAATAGCCCATACACATCTCGCCTAGAAGATTTTAAGCAAGCTATCGCAGCTAATCTGTTCTCCGACCTCAACTCTATAGGAAGTCTAAATACATAAATCTTAGATGTTTCGTTCATCGGTATCTCCAAAAAGTAAAGCGTATTTAATTTGGCCGGGATTCTCCCGGCCAAATTACCTAGAGATTAGCTACCTTGAATGACAGAGGTATAGGCCATACAAGCCACTCCCCAAAGTAGCAAACCTTCCAGCGTCTTTCCTTCATACCACACTGGTTGCTTTAGCACCTCGTGACGCAGAAGTGAGTTTGTATATGAGTTATTGAATCTACACCCTCCCACGCCATTCAAACTCCACACCGGGCAACCTACACATCTCACTGTAGTCTTGATGTCCGGAGTATAGACCTGTCTGTTTAGGGAGTTTGTAAGATGCTTCTCACAAAGTTTCCCCATATTCTCGTCAACCATACTGAAATTTACAGGCCCACCTTCCGGCATCTCTACATTTCTGATGACAGACAGAAGTATGGCGGCATCTTCCTCCCTATTACTTTCAATGTAGCTAACCACCTCTGCTAAAGAGGAAAATTCTCGGAATGTTGTTGTCATTGGCATTGTAGTTCTCCCGTTTTTAAGGACTTAATCGAGTCGAAAACCTTCAGTCACTCGTATCAAACGAGTGAAGCCTAACTCATCCATGATTCTGTGTACTTCCTCCAAAGTCAAAACCTCCCTATCTTCTGGAACTTTTACAACTCTATATACTGTAATTCCATTAGTATTATCTACAGGCTCTACCTCATATCCACCAGCCTGTAGTGCCCTTGCGTCAGATTCTATCAGCAGATATTTTACTGATGGGAATTTTATTCTCATAGTATCACTTTCTAAACGCTGGCTTATTCGGTTTCACTTGTGACCCTTTCAGCAACAACTCACGTACCTCTGGAGTCGCTTTCTCCATCATGGCCGCAGGGCAAGAGAAGCTACGCAGAAGGAAGGTGCCTCTTAAAGATGGGCGCGCAACCCATACATCCTCTAGGTTTTCTTGGTCCCATACAATACGCTTCCCGAATATAACCATCCCTAGGTATTCCCCAGTCGCATTGTCTACTAATTCAATAGTCTCTCCGTCTAGTTCCCCTGAGTAATTTATCCCAAGGTTTTTGCATAGTTCTTGTTCCAATTCCTGCGCTCGCTCCTCCCAGGCTTTTATAGCGTCTTTTGCTTTCCACAACCCCTTGAGTAGGTCAACTTCTTCCTGAAAGACATTTAATATAGTTGCCATTTTATTCGTCTCCTCTAATAATGAGTTGTATCTGCTCTAGATTCACTCCGAGAACTTCACAGAGCCGTGTTTCATGAGTCTTAATCGCCTCTTCCCATTCTTTTATGGCCTCCTTCGCCTGAAGAATCTTTTCGATGTACGTCAAAGATTCTAGAGTTATCTCTATATCTCTAACCATTTCATTCCTCTCCAAACATTTGCGCACTTTCATCATCATCTAACCTTGACAACTTAGCCAAGGAGATGTCCGCCATTGCCCCGATAACCGAAATAATCATGTTATCAAGGTAGTAGTCTTGTCGCGGGTTGGCGAATTGCACCCTATACGCCAGTTCTCCCGCCTCTTCAGGGGAAAGCTGGTTAAATACTGCCGCCGCAAACCTCTCAAACGAATCCATGTCAGTAGGTTTCCCCGAAGCCATAATCCTCTCTCGAAGCGACCTATACTTCACCCTGAGACGATACAACGTTTTTGCAGGAATGATAGGCTCCATCGCCATCCCTGCATTTATCTGTTGCGTCGCTAGAGTAGGCTTTACCGCCGTATATTTGTCTCCCACCATAATTAATTTATGCTGCGAGTGAATCATGTTGCGTGTTGTCTCCCTCGGCCTCCCGCTCCTTTTCAAGGTGAGCACGACAAATGAGTCCTTCGTCAACTTCTTTCCCCTTTTCACATGGTACGCATCGCTCCTCCCGGCGAAATAAAGGAGATACCAATAAATCCCTATTTTATCCTCTAACATTTTGCATATTAAACTGTCTTCCTTGTCATACCCATACCTATTCGCCACGCTCAGCATTTTGTAGTACAGGAAATCGTCTTCCTTGAAGGCTTTATGCAGGGCGGCAGGGATATGTCGGCACCTATATCCTGAAACGTACAAGGAATCTTGCTGTGATGGCTGAAACAGTACCGGCACATCTTGATTCCTCACATTACCGCAGAAGCAGGAACCAGACATCCCCCTTGACGTTCTGTCTATGTAATAAAAATCTCCGATGCTGGTAAGCAGAGGAAATCGCTGAACAAATTCCGCCTTCGTCGCGTAGAGTTTTGCCGGTATATCCACCCTCCGTTGCGCACTGGCCGCCCTGTTGCGCTCCAGTCTGGTATACCGGGCCATCATGTCCATGACGACCTCTTTGGCTCCTGGAGCTGCCGCCTCGATCAAATTGACCGGCGACATGAAGGGTCGAATGGGCACCGTCTTCCAGCTTCCCCGGGCCGTCAGCACGTCGATTACCGGATCCCCTTGGGTAAGCTTCGTCCCCAAGGGTACTACCGCCTCATGGCGAGCCTCTCCAGACCCATGCAGGCGGGCACCTGGAATGCGAGCCAGGATGTTCAAATACAACTGCTTCTGGTCAGCATGAGGCATCTCAGATATCCCCAGCTCTTCCTTGAGAGAGGCAGGCAGGGTGGACCTTTTGAGCCCTTCTAAGGCCACTCCGAGCTGCTGCTGGTGTAAGGCATCCAGCCTCTTACGCAAGGCTATGTCCGCCTCTGTGAGATTCTTGCCCGCCGGAGGCTCCATAGGCGGACCACTGGGCACCTTCGGCGTTGAGGCCACAGGAGGCAAGGGCGGAAGCGAGATTACGATTGGTTCCGGTTCCGGTTCCGGTTCCTGAACCGGGACTGGGTCAGGTTCCTTCTTCACATACCCATCACGCTCTTCAACGCGGGGTCTCCCCCGCTTTTTCTGAGGCATCACAAACACATCCTGAATCTCTTCATCCACGATCGAGGAAGGGGGGGCGGGAATTTCAGACATAATTTTCCCCTAAAGGTATTAGTTGAGTTAGTGTGAGAATCCTAGTTTAACAGGGAGAATGTGAAAATAAAATGCTTGACTTCTTAGATTAGTTGTTAGTGGGAACCTCCTTATGATAAGGCAGAGAGAAATAAGTCAGAACAGGGTGATTTTTCCCGCTACGCTTAACTTTCTAATGAGAGAAACAGTTTTCGTGTCAACTTTTGAAAACCGCTTCATACTTTTCGGGAAAATACATTAGGGAAAGTCCTTAGTAGTGCGAAAAGTACACTTGGAGTTTTTGTGTGTTTATTTGGTCCCACCTTAGTAATTTAGTAGGATTATAAGTTTGCCGTTACTTTTTTTCGATTTTGCCAAACCTCTGTTTTTCTGGTTATTAACAATAAGCGTGCCAAAAGAAGGCGTTTTTATGGTCACTTTTGTTGCATTTCAGAGAACAATTGGGCCTCCATACCCCCCGATTGTTGAGGGGGCACCTGCACTTTGCTAATTTATGCAAAAAACGGGGGGCATCGAAAAAACTTGTGTCAAGCGCATTAGTTTCGATTTCGAGGGCAATCATAAGAAACAACACTGCGTATGTATTACGCCACAACTGTCCTTAATTGCAGGGATATCAACGACTTACCCCTTCTTGGCATTTTCTTTCATTCCGACCTTCACCAAGCAGGGAAATCGAGGGGGCCGCAGAGAAATCCTGGAGAGGGCAGAAGGAAGCGAAAAGAGGTCAAAATTGACTAAATTTTGTACATTTTGACCCTTTTGCCGATAAAGCCAGTTAATATAACTTTCTTCCATTCTTCTATCCCCTTTGGGATACGTGATTAAGATTCTCAGGAAAAACTCTTAACTCACCTGTTGCATTGAATTGCCCAGAAGTGAGAACAACTGGTTTTTTTAGCTGTTTGTAGTGCCAACTAAACTAATGCAGCTAGAAATGGTTGTGGATAATTTTGAAGGGAGATGCGATTTTCACACGTAGTACTGGGATTTTTGAAGCTGCTACAGAAGTTGGTTTGATGAAGCAACATATCTTTGTAAGTACGAAAGGTACGCACAATCGTACAAAATTTGTACAATTTGAGTAAAAAATATACAATTTCCTGGTAGTTTTTAAGGTAAGCTTAAATTTGGATGTCTTCAGGAATTAGGCATATCCCACACCTAAAGCAAGGTATAAGGATACCTTATGGATTTCAGGCAGAGGAAAAGGTATTTTCCATATATTTTTGGGGTAACAATCGACAATTAGTGAAAAGTGTTTGCGAAATTTTGTCATAAGAAATCTAGTGGAAACTGACCACCTTTTATACAGGCCATACCACAGAAAGGGGCAGAAGTAATTAGGGAAAACCCTTAAGGGAAAACCACTAAAAACCCTACCTGATCCGGGGTCTTGCTGTGGATAAGTCTGAACTACCCAGATCTAAACAGGGTAATTGCCCTTAGCCGACCTCGATTTCGTATATTCACAGCTCTTCCATCAAAAAGGGGGGTCTACAAGTCAAACTCGACCCGGAAGAACGTTAACCATATTAGCCTGAGCTTATGACTACTGGGATTTTGTGGTATTTCCAGAGCCTCTACAGGGCTGATTACGGTGCCTGCCCCTCTAAGTGCCCGTAGGTGGCAGAGAACGTGCCTCCTGGAGGCTTGTAGACGCTCAGAGGGGCAGAGTACGGGATTTGGCTGGGGCGGCAGCGGGCGACTGCAACAGAGGAAGGCCGTGGGTTATCCACCCCCCTCCAAGCCCCGCTTGGAGTGGAAAATAAGCGATAGGTTCTGAAGGCCATGCAGGAGTAGGGGTGCAGGGCGATTGGCCGATATCTGCACCTTATGTGCCCTACAAAGGCGTTATGGCTAAGTGTTTATGTTCGAGTCTATTTCATAAGCCGAAAAAACTGCGCGACCGTATAAGTTTGTAGCGGTCTAAATTCTATTTTCCAAAAAACCGGCCTAAAAAAGGCTTAACGGGCATCGGCAGAAAGGGCAGGGAAAAGGAAGATAAACAGGGTGATTGCGTAAGTAAATCAACAAGTTATCGCGGCCTTTACCTTTTGTAGAATTAATTTGTAATTATGTTTAAGAACTTAAAAATCGCCTTGCCTCGAAATGCGGCATAGGGGGGGTTTCAGAGGGGTGTAGTCTTTATATGGTTGGATTCTAATATTCCAGATAACTGAGTTCGTAAAGAAAAACTTATAAAAATACCCTTCGGAGAGAATTAGGGTCAGGTGTGCCGAAGGAATAACTAAGTTTGTCATAGCGAAAAAATCGAATATTAGAATTCGATGATTTAATTGATATGTGACCATCATCGCTTTTGAAAGCCTAGTAGCATTTTTTCAGGATGAATTTTTCCTCTTACGTAACGCAATTAGGATATCTTAAATTAAATTCGATTGACGCATAAGGAATACCTTATCACCTTACCTCTGTAGGTAAAATGGGGGTTATTAATCGGGACATTTTACACATCAAATATCAATTTAGAGACCAAATTGACCACTTTTTATACATTTACCCTGTCAATTACCAGGTATGCATTCCACCTATCGCTTATACTCTTATAGTTCCATTGGTAGAGACATTAAATAAACGACAATTTCAGCCTGAAAAATATAAATTGGTTGACAAACATCCTTTCTGTTGATCTAGCAAAATTTGCCTTGAAAATCCATAGAATTACCCCCCCTTAAGGCAAAATAGACCTTACAAAAGTAAACAGACACCACCTCTGCCACCTAAAACGGACGCTATTTACTTTTGTAAGGCCATGATTTTTATTAGTTTTTTGGATTTTGCAGGGGAAATTTAGTTTAATGCTGACATGCAGCAAACCACCTCTGCTACCCCTGGGTTGGGGCTTATAGACCCCCCTCCCCCACGGGGGAGGGGGCTATTTTTAACTACGTTTGTACACGGTGGAGAGAAATGCCATCATCTCTTTGGCAAACTCCCCCACTTTTAGCAGGTTTTCTGGCAATGGCATCTTTGCGGCCTCAATCGCCTGCATTTTCCACTCCCATAAGGGAGTGTCGATGCAAAGAGGTACCCCAGTGAAATCCTTTACTGGGCAGTTTTGGCACTTTTTAACTTCCTTGCAGAGCGGTCGGGCGACCGACTCGCCAAATACATAGGTAGCGGGGAACGTTCCGATGTCCCACCACAGATCTATCTCCGCCCTAAACGCTTTTCTTACTTTAAGTTTCACCTTTACCTCCAGTTATGTAGTCTATGACTACGGTTTTTACCGCACACACTCTGCCTGCTAGAGAGTCAAAGTCTCCCACCTTCTGGAACACCTTATTCCAGGTGGAAGCCGTGGCTACCTGGGCGGCAATGGTGTCAATGATTGGGATTGACGTACACTTATTCAGGTGCGTATCCCCTTCCAGGTAGGCTCTCTTCACTTCATTTATCCTGTAGTGTTTCGAGAATGCCGATAAAATACCTATCCACATATCTTCAGATGGGATCTGACGATAGTAGGCCAGGAACAAGGCATTCCTCTCAGCTTCCCCTGTCGCATAGGGGACTGAGCAGGATTTTGTTAGGTACTCTTCTCTGTTCATGTCAGTACGTGCACCCTTTCTGTCGGGGACAATACCCCACTCTGCATGGCATTGAAGTGGACTCCTGCCCGTTTGAGGTACTTTTCCAGTACGTCTACGTGGGCATCAGTTCCCACTAAGTTAGGGTTCGAGGTTAGGGACATTACCTGCCCTCTGTAGTGGATCACGATCTTAGATCCACGTTTTACCGTCAGTACGCCGGTCATTTATTTACCTCTTATGTTCTGATCCCCGACCTGTAGGCGAGCTGTCTTGCTGCCTCCTCGAAGGCGTACCAGGTCAGGAGGGTTTGATTGTGGGCATCAAAGGCAAATGGGTCTTCCATGTCCCAATCTTTGAGACCATACGGGGGGTCTAATGCCCCCTGCCTTATGCTCTCTACCACTATGTTAGATATATCTCTTCTATGTTTCCGGTAGAAGAGAAAGATATCATGGTACGAGATTAGCCGTGATACGCATCCTCCGGCGCATCCTCCATTCTCCAAGTCCCTAAAGCATTCTTCCGGGTTTCTCCCTGTCAAGCGAATCCACAATGCCACCGCCCGTTCCAACTTGGTTATTGGTCGAAGTACCATTTTCTTCCTCCTTGAATTTGAGTGATGATCTTCAGCATCTTTGCTTGCTGGCGTTTTGCCAACCTTACGATGCGGTTGATTTCCCGCCTTTTCGGTTGTTTCATCGTCACCGCTTCATTGGATTCGACGGTGATACTAAACTTCTGCCCATAAAGGGTCAGAGTCCGCGTGGCGACACCGTTCTGTACTTTGGCCCATACCTGGTCCCGAACCTCTTTTCTTGCTTTCTGCTGCTGATTCATTTGTTTTCACCTATATTAAGAAAAGGGCTTCCGCCCCATTATTCCGGATTGAACCGGCCTTCGTTTTCCTCCCGCATGAACAGCCATCCCAGCCATTCACACAAGAGAAGAAGTTTGTCTAAGATGCTCATAGTGCCTCCAAAAACTCAACGACGTGAGAAGGCAATTCCTCCTTTAGCCACTTGGAGCCGTATTTATACGGCTTCCCGTCTACCAGATATCCGGTATCCGGCTCAAGGTTTCTTTCCTTCAAGAATTTTAGAGCCTCTAAATATCCTTCTTCAAAGTTAGCCTGGCGTAATGCTTCCTCTTGTGCCGGGCTTCCGGCTCTTATGTTATTGAGATGCCACCTCTTCCAGACATTAAGAAGGGCGGTTAGCTTTTGTTTGTCCCAGCCTTCATTCCATGCTTTTGGCCTTGTATGGATGGAGTCGTGGATTTGGCCGCAGGAATGTCTAGTTTCCCCTATAATAGAGAGTCGTCCTTCTTCCATAAGGAGGTGAATCATTAGCCCCTTATAAGGTGATACTGTTTTTTCCATTTATTTATCCTCCGGGAAATACCACTCCTTAGCATTGTCTTCCGTGACATAAAAGCACGTCTTGAGCCCATATTTCATGGGCACTCTGAACTCCAACGGCCTAGTTTTCCACAATATCACTTTGCCGTTGACCCTCCCCCTAAGAGGGGTGCCATCGGCGTTTCTGGCTGTGATGTGGTGAAGGATTGTTCCAGACCGAAGTTCCTCCACATTTTCTCTGCATAACTTTTTCATTACGCTGTCCCCCATTTATCACTATATTTAAGCCCATCCCAAATCCACCTCCATTTCGGAGGGTAGTCGAGTGTAGTCCTCCGCCACATGGCTTTGACAGATTCCAAGTAATTGGGAATGATATCCCTATACTTGTCGTAGGGGTGGAACTCGTACCCCCGCTCGGTACGCAAAGACGGAGGGATATCATCCGGATGGGACATGGTAATGAACCCTCGAACCGTAATTTCCTTCCTATTCCTGTGTACTATTACATACGCAGAAATTGGGAAGAATGTATTGGGTTCTTTATAATAGACCGTCCTGATTTTAGCGTCAGGGCACAACGCTTTAGCTTTGCGCATTGAGGTTCTCCTGCCCTTTCGGGCTCAAGGGTTAATTTCGGCCTTTAATTTTGGCAGGCCGAATGGGGGATTCGAGGGCATAAAAAAAGCCCTTTTCTCTGTAGATCTACAGGGAAAAAGGCTCTTGTAAAACGAAAAAGCCTCATCATTCCTGAGCATACTCAAGAATAATGAGGCTTTTTTTTGAGGAACCCAGCAACCCATGTGGGGGCATGGGCGGCTGGGAGGGGGGGTGTCCGGCCCCTTAATAGGAACAATATATCGTGATCCATCCTTCATGCTCCCCCCTCGGGGTTTTCCAGGCGAAGCTGTGTCGATACCCTTCCGGGCATCTAATCACATCCACTGCCCCGTCCGGGAGGCGGCAAAGTTTCGACGCCAACTCTGCGACTGGAATCGCGTCTTCTACAGTTAACCCAAGCTTCCTTGCCACGTACTTTGCGTGAAACTTCATTCGTTTTCTCCTGTCCCTCTCGGGGCTTTGGTGTAATTGCGACGGCAGACATTGCACGTCGCATTGGGCGTTTAAGGGCATAAAAAAGCCCTTTTCTCTGTAGATCTACAGAGAAAAAGGCTCTTGTTAAGGCGGCATATTCGGTATGCCAGTCATTAGGTCACTCGTTATGAATGAGCTAATGACTGGCAAGGGAAGCAAGACAATCCGGTTAGTAGAGTTATTGTATATATATGTACATACACATAACGTCGTCTAGTTTTCTAGTCTTGCATCCCTATTCAGTCATCACATAGCCGTCTCCATACGGCATGATGCACAGGTCGCTAATCTGTGCATTCTGTTATACGCCTATTGTGTATAGGCGGCTGTGTTAGGTGGCTCTTTCCATCAATGGAACCATGTACAGGTAGGTGGAAAAATATAGGTTTATTCCAGCGAAATAGGCGAACTTCGCCACAAAGATACTGGACCTATCCCACAAAGTAACCCAGCGATATCCTGGAATCAAAGCCCTAAATCAATTCCGTTGACTCCATTCGTTGATCCGATATCACCGAGTTACCCTGTTATCGAGACATACTCGATCCCTGACGCATGTTTTATGGGGGATTCCCACACGCATTTCGTCAGGTACACTAACACCCAAATTGTTAATTCCTACTCGGATAACCGATGCTATCCGGTATCTTGCCAGATCCTATTTCCCGAAAATTCGTGAAATACACGAACTTTTCGAGCAGGCAAGAGGGGCTGTTAGATCCAAGTACATGGATCTAACAGTAATTTTAATTAGGATCATATACTATCAATCCAAGATATTTATATGGTCCATTGGGAGGGTAAGATTCCGTTTCCCCTTTAGAGAAAAGAACAGGCGTACAGGCGCAGGCGCACGCAGGCACGCAGGCGCAGGCGCACGCAGGCGCAGGCGCACGCAGGCGCAGGCGCACGCAGGCGCAGGCGCACAGGCGCACGCAGGCGCACAGGCGCGATAGCCTTATCCCATGCCCACAGCATGAGCATGGGATAAGACCCCGGTCATTGTCCGGGGTGAGAGGTGTGGATTAGGCAGCGAGGGTTTCAGGAGTTGAAGCAGCCTCTTTCTCGGCTCTGGCTTTCTTCGCCAAAACCCTTTGGCGCTGGCGGTCTAGGTCCGATCTATGTTTCAGTTCGGCCAGCACTGCTGACCTAAGATTCGTCAGTTCTTCATCAGAGCATTCAGCCAACCACGGAATGATTAGTTCCATGGAGATAGTCGGGGCCTTTTTCGGCTCGGCCTGATCGGCCTGTTTGGCCTGATCGGCCTGTTTGGCCTGCTCGGCCTGTTTGGCCTGCTCGGCCTGCTCGGCCTGTTTGGCCTGCTCGGCCTGTTCGGTCTTTTCCGCCTGTTCGGCCTGTTCGGCCTGATCGGCCTGTTTGGCCTGCTCGGCCTGTTTGGCCTGCTCGGCCTGTTCGGTCTTTTCCGCCTGTTCGGCCTGTTCCTCTTCAATAACCCTTGCGGGCTCTGCCCATGATATGAATGGGCGATAAGACGAAGACGTCTTATCTTTAGATCCCTGTCGGAAAGTAAAACTTCCGCCGGTAAGCTTTGACAGAGTGTCAAGACCCTGTCTAGTGGCGTTTTTCAGATCAGCAATCCATGCTTGATTTACTCCATTGGGGAAGGCACTAGAAAAGAATTGCCTAGTCAATTCTATGATAGGCCCAATTGCCTGTTCTCCTGATGCAATAGGGAGCAGGTCCGTTTTGACAAACTCTAAAAAGAGGTTATCCGCCCTCGTGCGGGCCTTGTCCATTCCCCTCACCGTGCGACCGAGGGCCTCAGCCGTCAAGACGGAAGTCTTGGAAATAGACAGGGTGTTGTTGTTCATGATGTTCTCCAATATTCGTGAAATTCTAAAACTTTCGGAGCGAGTAGGCTCCGCCCTGCCTCCCCCCTTCTTCTGCGGTTCGGCATAGGGGTATAATACGCTACCGGCGCACCTAATGCAACACCTATTCAAACGCCTACTCTATAGCCTACTCTAAATGTTGGCGTGTTTATTGCATGGCCTAACTATTGGCGTGTTTATTGCATGCCCTTTTCTCTATCTTATGCATTACCCCCGGTACCCACTATTTAGCTTATGTTGCTCCATCTGGCGGCGGAGGCCCCCCGAAAATTCCGACCAAATTTCAATCCTAAACTCAACCTCTACCTCTACCGGCCCAGCTTACCTCTACCGTCCCAGTCTAACTTTCCCTCTACCGTCCCAGTCTAACTTTCCCTCTACTGGCCCAGTCTAACTTTCCCTCTACTGGCCCAGTCTAATTTTCCCTCTACTGGCCCAGTCTAATTTTCCCTCTACTGGCCCAGCCTACCTTTACCTTTCCCTCTACCGTCCCAGTCTAACTTTCCCTCTACTGGCCCAGCTTTACCTCTACCGTCCCAGTCTAATTTTCCCTCTACTGGCCCAGCCTACTTAAATTTCAATTTTCTCTCTAAAAGAAATCACTAAAAAAATTTCCCGGGAAATTTCAAATCAACACTTCTGATGTATACTTTCGCAATGTGGTTTTCTGAGACAAAAGGTTCCCCCATGCACGACCCGTTTGCATCTTCATTCGATATTACGATCCAGCAGCAGCCAGACCTACCCGACATCCTGGGGACATATACACCTGCCGTGGAAAAGAAGGGCAATCTAGAGGACACCATCAACCTTATCGGCACCCTGCATACCCTGGTAGATGGCGTCAAGAGTAAGGTGCTGGATGAGAAGGGGAAGCTTCGGGCAGAGGTAGGGTTACAGGAAGGGAAGGCGGCTATGGCGCTTATCGCCCAAGTCATCCAGTCTCTTATGAAGGCTGAACCATACTTGAAAAAAGTAGCTGCCAATCAAGCGTTTGAAGCGGCAGTAATGCTCGCCCTGCGTAAACAGCCGTTAGATGTGAGAGACGCATTTCTAAGAGATCTAGCATCTGAGTTAGAAATTCAAAGTCAGCGATTGCAGGCCGTCTAAATGTTATCCTCCCTGCAATCCAAATTCGATTCGCTCTCTTTAGGAGTAGATCCGGGAGTAGTGAATCTTGATCTAGCTCGGTGGCTGGAAGTCAATACGAAGGCACCCGATGGGGTCTACCCGTTCAGTTTTGAAGGCCATGAATGGCAGTCGGGAGTAATACAACATCCTGCACCCCATAAAGCCTTAAGAAAAGCCTCTCAAACAGGCGGTAGTGAGATCATTGTACGAATTATTTTAGGGTTAGCCTCGCTCTACCAAGGTACGCATTGGATGTATGTTCTCCCAAGTAGAGGATTTGCAAGTACGTTTAGCACAAGTAGAGCCCTTCCTGTTATCGAATCCTCACCTACCCTGAGCAATCTACAGTCTAAAACAGTGCGAAATACGACAATGAGAAAGATAGGCTCTTCCTTTGTCTATTTCGTTGGCGCACAGAAAGCAAGACAGGCCATCTCTGTACCCTGTAAGGGAGTAGTAAGGGACGAATACGACTTCGGAATACCTTCTGTACTTACTACATTTTTATCTAGGTTTGGGCATTATCGACCAGAAGAACGTTTTCTATTTGATGTCTCTACTCCAACAGTGGAGGGATATGGAATTAGTGAGATGTTTGATGAGGGGCAGAGAAATTATTATATGTTATATCATGACAAGTGCGGAAAATGGGTATGTGTTGAAGCTTGGAGAGATATTATAGTACCTGGGTACGATGGAACTTTAATAACGTTTACTAAGGCGGACCAGAAGAGACCAAGTGTAAAAGTACAGGAAGCTGTTTGCCTCTGCCCAGGATGTAGAGAACCGATCACTATGGATAATTTCTGCGACCCGCGTAAGCGGGCTTGGGTGCCTATGTTCCCAAGTAGAGAAATAGCGTCATTTCAAGTAGATCCACTCTGTCTACCACAGATCAATACCCCTGTAAATCTAGCGAATAGTAGGCATGAATATGACGATCAGGCTATCTATGTAAACTATAGGCTTGGGATGCCTTTCTCTGATAATACAAATAGCCTGACTCTGGAGATGATTAAGCAAAGATCCGTAGTGGATCTTATAGTTCCTGGGCAGGGAAGTTCAATGGCATCGTATGTGTTCGGGCTGGATGTAGGTAAAACATGCCACCTGACGATTATAGAAGTCAGTTATGGACATCCACTGAAGTTAGTATGGATGGAGAGTATACGACAAACTGGGGATAATGAAGTATTGCGTAGAGTAACTGAAGTAAAGAGAGCGTTTAATATTCGACATGGGATTGTTGATGTAGGCCCAGACATCACCCTGCAACAATCCTTGGTGGCTGAGGGGGAAGGTGATGTATTTGCGGGAGAGTTTACTGAAGGGACGTTGGGTTTGGAGTATTTGATGGTAAAGGAGGAAGATAGAATAGTTAAGATTGGAAGAACAAAAGCAATATCGGCGTTAGTGAAAGAGATTGGGGCGGGGAGTGTTCTATTTCCTTCTGGAGGAGATGAGTATAATGAGATGGTAGCGCACTTTAGGGCGGTAAAGAAAGTTACTAGAGTAACAGCTACCTCTGCTACTAAACAAGTGTGGACCAATACTGGGGCAGATCACTATTTCTTTTCTATGTTATATGCTTGGTTGGCGGCAAAGATATTTTTTGGGGATTTTGAATTGGGGGGAAATACAAATTACATTGGAAGTATGGTTGGCATCTCTTCTGTTAAATTGAAGGATAGAGTGGAAGAAAGAGTTTGATTTTATTGTTGTTTAGGTAATAATGCTGGAAGTAGAATTTGGTGAGGGGTATATGATGTCAGACACCGGCAATAATCTAGTAGAGATAGCTAATTTATTAGCAGAAAGAATAGCTTCCCAAGAAGGGAAAGCTTACTTTGCTGATTTTGCTGGTGATACGGTATTGCCTCCTAATATTGTTAGTAAGGCAAAGCGTAGAGCGTCAACTAATCAAGTTAGTAAATACTACAACAATCAGAAAGTGCCTTCTGACGCGAGCACTGTACATAATACAAGTGCTAAAGCGCACAGAGGAGCGGCAAGTCCTATTGCCCTGTCTAGGATAATGTATGAAGGGGACGCGATTGTATCTACAGCGGTCCTTACTATGTTTAGGCTGGCCGCTAGAGGGTATAGTTTAGCGGCGTATGAAACTGGTACGATGGAGTTTAGTAGTGAAGGGTTGAGGGCGGCTGAGTCTGTCATAGCTAGAATTGATGCTTTGTCTGATTATTCCAAAGGGTTTAATGATTCTTTAGGATTTACTCGTTTATTAGAAACTATGCTGCTTGAGTGTTGTGTAGCTTCTGGAGTCGGCCTTGAGCTGTCTGTAGATGAGATGCTATTTCCAGCAGCGTTTAATTTGTTTGCTTACGATTCCATAGATTGGATTTCAAGAGGGGATGGGTCTAAGTACCCATCTCAAAGGTCTACAGGCGTTTCTACTTCCTCTGGCATTATTCCATTAAACTACCCTAATATTTTTATTAGTTCAGTTTCTACGCAGCTTACGAAGATCATCTCCACTCCAATCATGTCGGGAGGTATGAATAGTTTATTCATGCTGGATGAATTTATCGAGGACATGTGGAGGATATTGCGTAGAACTGGAATTCCGAGAACCACGGTAGAGCTTGATTACGAAAAGGTAGTAGCATCGGCTCCAAGAGACATTAAGAATGACCCTGAAAAGCTAAAGGCATATTTGCAGTCTGTTAAGGCAACAGTAGAAGAGGACTTGCGAGGGACGGCACCAGATGATGCGTTTGTATTTTACAATCTCGCTAAAGTGGGAGCTGTTGATAGCACTGGAGAGAAGGCGGACTTTTCTGGACTATTGCAGACTTTAATAGGAAATGCTTCTTCCGCATTGAAGGCTAGTCCTACAGCGTTAGGGTTGAGAATTAGCGGGGGATCGCAAAATACAGCTAGCGCCGAGATGGTTATTTTTACTTATATATGCGCTCTACTTCAGATTCCAGTAGAGGAAATTATCTCAAGGGCACTTACTCTGGCTGTCAGGCTTATAGGTGTTGAGGCGTATGTACAGTTTAAGTTTGATACTATCGAGCTTAGGCCGAAATCGGAACTTGAAGCCTATAACGCCATCAAACAGAATAGAGTTATGGAGTTGTTGTCTTACGGACGAATAACAGATGACGAGGCGCAGTACATGCTAGGCTTGCGCTCACTCCCTGCTGGCGCTGAGAAGTTATCTGGTACTGGGTTCTATAAATCTAAAGAGGCATCAAAGTTGCCTAGCCCTAATACAGATACGCATGGTAGGCAGATGGCTAGTAAAACACCAGCGAGTTCTGGCGGGAAAGATAACGAGGTTCGTAAGTAGTAGTTTATTTTGTGTAGAGGTAGATATGTATAATGTATGGTTAGGGGATGAGAATAGTGTCCCACATCAATTGCTTTCACATGATTTTGATTCAGGGTCTAGGGAGCTTATCCTTAAACGCCTTAATATGTCTAATGCTGTTAAAGCATTAGAAGATGCTGATGTTGGGGAAGTTGAGCATGAGTCCGCTGAGCATAAAGCTACACAACTGTTAAGCCGCTATGAGAATGTAGGGATAATTACATTAGATGGGCCATTAGTGACTTCGCATAAATGGTGGCATGTTTATTCAAGCCTTACGTCGTATGACGCTGTTGTAGCGGCACTTAAGACACTATATGACATGCAGGACATCGCTTCTGTTTTGCTATATATGAAGGAGTGCCCAGGAGGAGATGTAGTTGGATTAGATGCTGTCTCAGAGATGTGCGCGGATCTGAGAAAAGTTAAGCCTCTTCAATCGTATGTTAGCGGTAGTGCGTTATCCGCTGGATACTGGATAGCTTCAGAAGGGAAAAAGATCTACACTTCTACCATGGGGCGTGTTGGCAGTATAGGAACCGTCATTACTCTACATTCTAGGGCGAGAATGTTGAAAGAGATGGGCATCGACATTAAGGTAGTTAGAGCTGGAAAGTTCAAGGCTATCTATCAGGATGTAGAGCCTTTGTCTGAAGCTGTAATTGCTGACGCTACGGCGGTAGCTAATAAGTATTACACATATTTTTTAGAGCATATTGCTAAACGTAGAAGCCTAGATATGGCCGATGTTGAGGCTTGGGGAGAGGGTAAGACTCTATTTCCTCCTGAAGCCAAGTTGGCAGGCTTATCGGACGGGATAAAAACATTTTCTTCCATCGTGGCGGCGTCGAAAGAAACGGCTGGATCTGATAGACTTCCCGTAACATCTACGCTAGCGAAGGCAAGTGCCCTCGATGCTGACATTAATGACCCTTCTGTGGAGACTGGTATGAAAACTGATAAGCGAGTTGTGGCCCCTCTAGCGACGGATGAAGACCTTACCGTTGCCTTGTTGGAGGAGACTCCAGAGACGCCTAAAGAGGAAGCCCCGGCTCCCGTGGCTACTGACCAGACTCCTACCCCTCAAGGTCTAGACGCTATCATGGCTCAGTTTATGTCAGCTACGTCTAAACTTGGAGAGCAGACGGCATCTATCGCCCTGCTTACTGCTGAAGTAGCCACACTTAAGGCTCAACTTGAAGAGAAAACTGGAGTTGTTACCGCACTAAGTGAGGCTCTACTAGGGGAAATTAATAGATATAAAACCCTAACTGGAGAGTCTGCTGTAATCGCCGGAAGTACGTCTCCAAATCAGCTTCCCATTCTTTTGAATCAGGTTAAGGCTACGGCGAAAGCGACGTTCAATGCTGGACGAAGGCTGACAACTCAGGGGGTAGTGGATTCTACTGGAAGACTTGAAACTCCTGAAGCCTATGGAATCACTCCTGGGAAAACTCTTAAAGGTTAATCATTAATATTTACGAGCTGAGGACTTAAAAATGAGATATCAAACTATCACTCCCTATACTCCTGACCGTGTGGAATTGCTGGATTCTGGGGACGGGGCTTGGAGCAGTACAGATATTGGCAAGCCTGTGAAGTTGGCTGGAGACTTGGTTAGCCTGTGCGATGACGGAGACGAAATCTACGGGTTTGTGCGGTCGGTAGAGTTGGGCACCAAAGGCGGGAATCACCCTGCTGGAGTTGGATGTGACTTTGGTGTGGAGTTCTACGGCTACGATGAGGACAATGATTTGGCGGTTGGAGATCTGGTTATCTCTGGTACTCCTACGGCTATCGGTACTGCTGTGGGTGCTAGCGGGCCGAATCTGGATAAGGCGGCTGCACTGACTCCTCCTACCATTAATAAATGGATGGTGATGGCTATCAGCAACCGCAAGGCCCTAGTTCGTAGAGTCTAACTTCAACCTAACAGGTTTTAACTTTAGAAAGGTACTGCAAATGTCTACTGAGGCTAAGTTTTACTATTTTGACCGGAGCAATACTAAGAAAGAAGGTGTATTGGCTCTGGAGGACTATTCTACTGCGGCTAGAATGGGCTTGACTGTTACTGGGTTCTTGCAACGTAAGTATCCTGACGGACATCCGGACTACGGCACTGTCTTTCGGCAAGGAGTGCAGAGTCTAGGCATTGTCATGAAGACTGACATTGCTAAGGGATTGCGAGCTACTTCCATTTATGAGCTTATGACTGGGGATTATGCTCCGCAATTTGCGGGCGAGTCCTTGTCTCGGGGCGGAATGGTGGTTAGCCCGGGAGCTGGTAGTGGAAGTACCCCGGCGTCTCGTATCTTCTCTCCTGAAATTGTGCTTAGCCTTGTAGCCGAGAACTTGATTGAAGATTATGGCGCTGAGCAGGCGGCGTTTAATTCCATGCTGGCTGGGACAGACTCTATCCCTGGGCAGATGTTTACTCAGCCTATGATTAACGTTACGGCTCCTCGTGGTGAACGCTCTCAGCCGATTGCGCAGAATTCGTTGCCACGTACTCTGGTAAGTATTACTGCTAGCCAATCGTCTAAGACGATTATTACCAATTCTATTGGCTTGCAGATTTCCGATCAAGCGGCAAAAACCACTACCTTGGACGTGATCGGAACCATCATGCAGCAGCAGACGGAAGGGGAGCGAATAGAGCGTCTGTGGGAAAGCATTGATGGTATCGTGAACGGTAATCCTGATGCTGGGCAGTCTGCCCTTACTCCCGTGCTAGGTACTGTCTACGATACGGCCTGTACTGGTGGAGTGATGACGCAGGAAGCGTGGCTGAAGATGCTGTATGATCCTACCCGCAAGGTGTCGAGGGACTGCATTATCTGCACCCTGAACACTCTCCTGGCGCTTCAATCTCGTACAGGTCGCCCTGTAATTTTTGATCCGCGCACCAATACCGGCAATGTCGGAAATTCTGGCAGTTATGGCTTGAACGTCGAGTTCAATGTTATTAACTGGGCGGCAGCGTCTCCTAGAGTGCTGCTTGTTCCTGATACCGTTCTTGATGACTATATGTTGGTTGTGTTTGATAAGCGGTATGGCATTCGACGAGCTGTTGATGTTTCCGCCACCTATCA